CTTTAGCTTGCTTGCGCTGTTGCTCAGCCTGCTTCAACTGCAACTCTTGCATCTGCATCTGGACTAGTGGGTCTTGTGCTTGCTGCTCTGCCTGCTGCTGAGCTACCTGCGCAGAGTTCTGCTGGAACAGTTGTTGTGCTGCTTGCGCCAGCATCGGTGCCAACCGTGCCTCGACTTCTGGGTCCATGTGTTTCTCTTCACCGGACTCATCTTTAGCGGGCGGCAAGTTAAAGCCAAGCTGCAACTCTATCTGCTTGCGATACTCCATACCTAAGTGCTCGTTGATGTGAGCCATCATCGCAGCTTGCATCTGTCCAGCCATCGGGTTGTTCTGCAACAACTGACCAATCATCGGGTCCTGCATAGCCGACATATGGACAGTGATGTGAGCGCGGTGATCTTGGTACTCGAACGCTTTGACAGGCTTACCCATCAATATGTTCTGGTTCTCAGTTACTGGATCAGTTGGCTTCTGGTCCTCATCCATCGGCACAAGTTTCTGTGCGTCCTTAATACCCAGCACGTCTAGCATCTGACGATGTAAGAGCGGCATGTTGTACAGATTAGGAGATGTCTGCGCTAACTGAAGCACTGCTTGGTACTGGACAATCTTCTGCGCCATAGTGCTGGCGTTGGGGTCTGACACAGGTATGACATCCACGTTGTCATAGTCGCTGCGCTTAGCTCTGCGGTTGCCTTCTTCTGGCTCGTAGTTGTACTCGTCAGGTGTGTAGGCTGCGATGATTTCTTTTAGCAGACCCAGTTCCTGCTTCATGCTGTAGTGCACGCGAGCCTGAACCGCCGACATTGTCTTTAGTGTGCGCTCAAGAATAGCCAGCGTAGTACCTACTGGAGCCTGTGCTGACATGTCACTGATCTGAAGATCAGCGGTATTAGCGAAGCGACGACCTTCCTCGATAATGTTCTGGAACAACAAGAACAAAGTCTGGCTTGGTTCTTTGTACGGCAGTGGCAGCAGGTTATCTCTGATCGACCCACTCGGCACATCCACATCACGGAACTCACCCGGAGCGATAGGTGTGTCGTCGCCCTTGACTCGCAAACCTCGTGCTTTAAAACCACCCGGCAAGTTAGCTAACGTACCTGCATCGACCAACTGACGAATTAGCGATGTGCCTGATTTAGCAAACGCACCGACCAAGTGGATCAGACCAAAATAGTAGAAGCCAAAGCCCGGCACGTAGCCGTAGTGCACGAAGTGTTGACGTTTGCGATGTGTATCGTCATCAGGCTCCCAGTTACGACGAATGGCAAGAATCTCTGCTGAGCCCTTCTCAATCGTCACAACATAAGGCAGTGCAATGCCTGTTACTTTGCCGTCCTCATCTTTATGCTCGAAGCCTTCTAAGTCCAGCTCGACGTGCATCTCAAGGATTTTGTAGCGATGATCTGTCGTAGCTCTAAAGCCAAGCTTCTCGGCGATCTTCTTCTCGACCTCATCCAAGATGTTGTTCGGCTCACCGAGGTCTACATCACGATAAAAGCCAGCATGCTGCAAGCGCGTCAACTCATTCTCAGTCTTACGCATCACGTGTGTCACACGCTCTGCGGACTCCAAGTCACTCGCGCCATACGGCACTACCATATCTTCTGCCGGGACATACATCGACACCTGACGCTCAAGATGCGGGTCAAAGTAAATCTTCTTGAACGCATTACCCGCTAGTCCCAAGCCCCACAGCATGCGCTCGTGCTCTGGGCGATACTCTTTCATCACGTCCATCAACTGGTAGTTCATATCCGCCTGCACGCGCTGCGCCGCGTCCTTCTTCTCAGGCGTTTCTTTACCGATGATCTGTGTCTTAACTGGACCCGCAGCAGGGAACGTAGAGAGCATAGTCTCGGACTGGAACTTCACCAGCGCTTCAGACAGCAGTGGGTGATACACACCACACGCACCCTCCCACGGCTCGGCACGTTCTTCGAGTTTCATACCCAACAGCTCAAGCCCATCTACGTAAGTCTGTATCCAGTCTTTGCGGCTAGCGATGTCCTCATCAAAGTCACCAATCAACTCAGACGCGAGTGTTGCCAGCTCTTTCTCGTCGATGTACTCGGCAAGGTTAGCGTTGAAGTCATCCTCGGTTTCTTTGGCTGGCTCGATCTCAATCTCAAGCCCATCCATGCCAATTGATACCGACTCCGGGTCCTCAATCTCAATCTCGATGTCCGGTTGAATAGATTGCGCAATAGCCAAGTCATTCTCGGTCAGCCCCTCGGGTGCGCGGTTTAGTGCCTTATCAATAGCCATGATTAGTCCTTAATAGAACGGCTGGTTGCGCCGCTTGAAAAATGGTTGTTCCTCGTCCTCATCCAAGAGGGTGCGTATGTATCCACCACGCCTAAATCGCATCAATGCCAAAGACACCGAGTCAACATAGTCGTCATGCTCCCCCGCAGGGAAGCTTGCTACCTCATCAATAACTTCTTCTGCCCACTGTGTGTTGGGTGCCCAGACACGGCCTGACGCGAACAGGTCAGACACCGCATTAAGTCTTGAAATCTTGTCGTTACCCCTGACCGGCGTGAACTCCTGTACCGGTATACCCATCGCTCTCATCTCGTAGATGAGTGGGGCACCTGACGCCTTTTTCTCCACAATGATCGAATCGGGCTCCCACTCCTTACACTCCTCAATAGCTTTCTTTTTAAGCGCTGGAAACTCAAGACGATCCCTAAACGCATTGAGGAGGATGATATTGGCTTGTTTGACACCGGTATCGTCGTCCATATAAAAGACGCCCCACGTGGTGCAGGCGCTATAGTCAGCACGGTTAGTTTTTTCAAACGCCGTATCCCAAGCTTGCAGCACAAAATCACAATATGGCGGGTTATCCTCTTCCCATATCTGCCACCATTCACGTTTGACGATAGCAGAGGACTCAGATGTGGGGTTCTGCTGGTACTGAGCCATCCATTTAGCGTTGGGAAGCTCGTTTTTTAGCGCCTCTAATTCTTTTTTAGACCAAAACTGAGGCCAAAGCGGTTGGCCTGACTCAAAAAGCGCCGGAAACTCGATCACTTCCCACTCTTCACCACTTCTTTGGGCTGCGGACTTCAAAACTTGGCCTGTTAAGTCCTTTTTAGACCATCTCGTCATCACTATGACGATGGCTCCCCCCGGTTGCAGACGCTGACGAGGGCCAGATGTGTACCACTCGTAGGTCTTATCGTAGATTTCGGGGTTCACTTCGGCAAGTGCTGCCTCTTGTTCGCTATGTGGATCGTCAATAATGAGCAAATCAGCGCCCTTACCGGTAACAGCACCGCCGACACCAATAGCAAAGTACTCACCAGCGTAATTTGTAGCCCAACGCCCAGCGGCTTTCGAGTCTGCTTGTAGCGCAACATCGGGAAAAAGGTCCTTATAACGGTCTGAGTCCACTAAGTTACGAACTTTTCGACCAAAACCTACCGCTAATTCAGCAGTGTGGGAGGTCTGGATCACTTTTTTGCTAGGAAATTTTCCCAAAAACCAACTCGGCAATAAATACGACGCAAACTCCGACTTAGTGTGACGTGGCGGCATGTTGATAATCAGGCGTTTTACCTTGCCTTCTGCCACCCGCTCGAACGCACGTGCCATCTTCTCGTGATGTCTGCCGTGGATGAAGTTAGGCCAGACGTACTTCACGTACTCCATGAAGTTACTTTTAGCGACATCCTGCGCTTTAGCTCGCCGGGCCTCGGCGATGAGTGCCCCGACCTTCTGTTGTACAGCCGGTGGCAGGTTGGGGAGAGCCTCTTGTGCTTTACGAAGGAGTTCCGGACTCATCCGTATCCCCCGACTCACCAAGCTCCTCATCGATATCGATGTCGGCAATACTCTTAGGAGCGTCTTCCTTAAACGTCACATCGGTAACACCGCCGTACAGCTCTAACGTCTTCATCAAATCCGTCTCAATATCTTGTACGGTGCGATGCGTAATGTTGATGTCAATGCGTTCAGAGAACAAGCCAACACCTGCAATCCGCCCTAAGTTTTCCAGTGCCTTCATGCGCTGGCGAGGATCAGGGTCAACGGACTCAACGAGCAACTTGTTGGTCACGTAATTTCTAAGACGGCGGGATACGTCCAGCACCTCTTGGTCCCATTCATCAAGAATGGCTTCCAGATTCAGTATGGTGCCGGGGGTTAGCTGTTTGGCAGAAGGAATCTTTTTGGTAGCGAAGATTTCGTGGGACTTCGCCTTGTCGTCGGGAGTGATGTCTACTTGCGCCCCTTGGCTTATAAGTTCTTGGACTGTTTCAAAGAGGGCGTGCGCCTTCTGACGAAAGTCGTCGATTTCCTCCGGCGTGGTGTCGAAGGGAAGTGGGATACCCACTTCAGGCGTTGCGAGTATAGGCATGTGTTCCGTAGCGTTTGTGGCCCAGATTGTCCGCGAAGATAAACACCTTGTATAAATTTGTCAATGTATATACCCCGACATTGCGCATAGGACCCAAAAATGCAACGGGGGGTGTTTCTATAAAAGTATATGCCTTAGACCGTATAAATTTTGAGGTGGGGCACCCCCTATGTCTATCCTTGACGTCTTGTTAATAAAACAACAAGCTGAAGGTGCCCCTGACTCATTGTAATGCGATTTGGGATTTTGTTATCTGATGTGCAAATTACTAAGGCATGGCAGGCGATGGTACCAAATCCAGAAATCGGGGGGTGGGGTGTCGTATTAACAGCTGTTAATAAATCGAATGGTGTACCCTGTCAAAAAATGCTTTGATTATTCGAACACTCCGCTATATTAGAACCATGTCGAGCGCATCTCGGCATAACTAATCTAAACAACGGAGGAAATTATGAAATACGAAACACTTACCAAAAACGTAATCGACGCGGTTCGCAACGAGTTAACAGGTGTTAATAAATGGCAAGTCGCGGGAACTAGCGTGCGCGAGTTCTACGGCACTGAAACGGCACTGACCGAAGTCAAGGCGCAATTCATTGCGGATGCCATCTTGCCAGCGCTCGACAAAAAACACGCCACTGCACTCGCCGCCGAGTTACCTCGTAAGGGTAGCAAAGAATATAACGCGCTCGATGCCGCTGGGGTTGCCAAGTGGGAAATTCAGAATCAAGCGAAAAAAGATGCGCGCTCGACTGCGGCGACGATGTTCTCGCGCATCGTTGGCTACGCTTTCCCGAAAGAAAAAACCGAGAGCGCACCGAAATCGCTTGAGACTAAATTGCTCGAACTTATCAACGATGCAATTGGCAAAATTGAAAAGGCTGAAAGTCCCGAGTTCGATGCACTCGCGGCACTGACCCACTTGCGCGGCGCGGTTTCAATCATTGCCAAGTAATCACTCGCCCCCCGCAAGGGGGGCATCACTCAAGGGAAAATGAAATGCACCACACAATCACTCTGGAATTCGACGGCATCGAGCGGCGCTATGAAACTCAGTCTTACAACGATGCAATCGTTTTAGTTGACGCATTAACAAGAATTCATTCCGGCGCTCGTGTTTGTCTGTTAGATCAGCATGGTCACGAAACCTACGTTTATGATCCGCACTTCGCATAACCAACCTTGCCCCACTCGCCCCGACTTCGGTCGGGGTTTTTTATTGTCCGCTGTTTCCATCATCTTTGATGATAGTAGCTGTAGCTGATGAAGATGATGATGCAACAACTTATTAACAGGTGTTAATGCGGATGAGGCACAGCGCAGCGTGTTCCAAGCAGGGCAGACCTTTGTTCCGTTTGTTCCAGCTTTGTTCCGTTCGCTGGAACAGCCAAAACCGTTGGTACGCCTACGTTTTGAGGCTTTTTTATATGTTTGTTCCATTGTTCCACATATATATAACACCTTCCCAAAAATTCTTTTTCACTTTACATTGTTAAGTATGGGATTCTCCCTGCCTTCGTGACTTCGTCGGCAGGTGTATTTTTGCGGAACATGGAACAGAACCCACAACCAATCACGCAACACGTTGATTTTAAATACATTTCGTGCGTTTTAAAACGCGGAACAAAGCCAGAACAAGCGGAACAAAACATGGAACAGGAGAACACGTGACAACAAACACGAAATTTTGTCGCTTATGTGGTAGCTCAATTACTCCACCTGAGCGACGTTCCATAACATCTTTGTGTATGACGTGTGGAGAAGCAGAAGCGCGGAAGGTAAAGCACTGCATAGTTCCGATGCACAAGTCGAACTATATTGCAGTTTTCGACAAAGATGTATTAACAGGTGTTAATCAAAAGGGAGGAATCGTCAAATGAAGTACAAAGGCATAGTGAAATTCACCTACATCCAAATGATCGAGGTAGAAGCTGCAACCCAAGAGAGTGCGCAGGAGATCATCTGGGAAAAACTCGATAGGTCAAGAGCGGTGGAGGATGGGGTCGAACTCTACGATATATGGGAGGTTACTGATGGACAGGTTTGACGTTGTTGGCTTGATATGTTTTTGTATGCTAATCGTGATGCTGTTTGCTGAATACATGGAGTTACTCGAATGAAACTAATTAACCGCAAGACAGGTAAAGAGGTGCAGATTGGCGACACCCTGATCCGCAAGAACTACAAAGGTTTCAAGCATCGGTTCGAGGTGCTTGCGATTGGCAAAGAGTTGATCCACGTCAGAAAGTTGGGTGCAGATGACCAGTGGATTTACTTGAACGTGCATCCCGAATCCTTGCAGTTGGATTGGGTGTTGGTGTGAAAACAAGTTGGTAGAAGTTAATTTAGGTACGTTTTAACGGACACAAGGAGGGTCTATGACTGAAGCAGAATGGGATGAGCATATCGATGCGCTGTACGCGCGGTGGGTGGCAGACAACGAGGCGTATGCGTTCGAGGACAACTACGAGCCGTTTGAGATTAAAACGCAACCGCAGAAATCAAACGATGAACTACTTACCAAAACAAGTTAACAGGAGTTAATAAATGCGAAATTACTACCAAGACTACAAGAACCTGCACGACTCGATCACACCGATACGTGGCAGGGCGGTTGACGTGCGGCCCATCGGAGAGCGCAGGAGGGATTGGGAAACCATACGTATGGATGGAGATGTTGTGGCATGCCGCCTACACAACACGGACGTGGTGCGCTACTACCCAGATGGCAAAATCGGGTTGCAATGCGATGGCTGGCACACCCCATCAACGGCAGACTTCATGCACATCCACTCGCCGTGGTCATGCTTCAAACGGAACAATAAGTTGTGGGTGATGGCGCGTAACGAGGAACAGAAAGCCATGCACTACCCCATACCCAACAAGGGAGAGATTGTGTTTGAGCGTATACCCGATGCACTGCACAGTGGTTGGCGCCCCGTCGGAGATATTGTCGTGGAGAAACGTGTTGTCAATCGTGCGAAAGCAAGGGAAGCGCGGACACCATACCAACCGTTCCTGCAATGGGCTAAGACATTCTTAAAGATGTCCGATGGTTGGATCATGCACGAGACTAGGAAGCAGGTGCTACCGATGGAGAGGAACTACTTTCAGTATGACAAGTACCCTGATGCGAAGGTGATGGAGTTAACTAGATCGGGCGATGACATGCGGTACTTGGAGGCTTTGTGTGTGCTGCTAACAAGCGGGGCGATAGAAAAGCGGGTTGCGGAGGTGATCCAGCCGGAGCCAATGATTATTCAAGGAGTTAACTACGCGATACCAACAACCCACTACGACTTGCGGTACGACTACGAGTCACTACGCACACGCCTATACAAGATGGTGGAGAAGGTGTCGGAGATACATGACAGGGTGCGCGTGGGTGTGTCCGAGCGTGCCCAAACGAACGTGGTGTAAAAGCTTGACAACCAGTAACAGTTATGTTATAATATGTCTTACAGTGGTAGTAGCGAGAAGTAAACCAGCGGTACTTGCGAAGCAACATCAACTAAAAGGAGAAACAAATGAGTGCAATCAACTTTGGTCATTCCGTATCTTTGCAGGAGTTCTCGAAAGCAATCGGGCAGGTAGGGCGTAGTGTCACCATCATCGGACAGGGCGAGCCGGGCATTGGCAAGTCTGCCATGCTGAAAGTTCTTTCCAAGCAACACCCAGACTACGCAACGGCGTACATCGACTGCACCCTGCTGGACTTGGGCGACTTTGCCCTGCCATATACAGAGAGCGTATTAACAGATGTTAATACAGAGGGCAGCGTCACGAAGATCACTAAGTTCGCACCAAACGCACGGTTCAAGATGCACGAGGGCAAGCCGGTGATCGTGATGCTTGACGAGATCGGCAAGGCAATGAAGGCGGTCAAGAATGTGCTGCTGACTTTGATGCTGGAGCACAGGATCGGTGACCACTATCTGCCCGAGGGTAGCATCGTGTTCGGTACTACAAACTTGTTGACAGATGGTGTTGGTGACATGCTCGAAGCTCATGCAAGGAATCGTGTGTGCTTTGTGACCGTGCGCAAGCCTGATGCAGACGAGTGGATCGAGTGGGCAATCAGTAACAACATTGATCCAACCATCATCGCGTGGGTCAAGCAGTTCCCGCATGCACTGGCAAGCTATACCGACGGATCGCAGAAGGAGAACCCATACATATTCAACCCGACGCGTGCCGGTAACGGTGCGGTGGTTACACCAAGAAGTTTGGAGAAGGCATCGAACATCGCTAAGCAACGTGGCGAACTAGGTGACGCACTAACAATCAGTCTACTCACAGGCACTATTGGTGAGAGCGCAGCGCGTGACATGCAAGCCTTCTTTACTGTGGTGGACAAGCTGCCGACATGGGATGCCATCCTGAATGATCCGAAGAACGCGAAGCTGCCGGACGATACGGTTGCCAAATGTATCTTGGTGTTCTCTGCGGTGACACGTGTGACTAAGGATACGTTGGACAAGTGGATGGGTTACATGCAGCGCATGGACATGGAGTGGCAAGCCTTGTTCGCAACGAGCGTGATGAAGTCCACTGACAAGCAGTCGTTCTGTGTCATGAACAAAGAGTTCAAGGACTGGGCACTGAAGAATCAGTGGTTGTTCTGATATGTGGAACCTGAAAGCGGGTGGGTTTGATACTGCGCTGGAATTGTTTGGAAGCGATAGTTTTATCGTGCAAGCACTTTCGATTCTTCCAAGGTATCAAGTCGAGGTGATGAAATTCTCAAGCGTGGAAGGAAACAAGTTTAGGATTATTCGTCTTGAGGATGACCCATCAACACCGAAACATGTACCTCGCAAAGTGTTGCTTGCTGAGTTCGATGATGCAAATGAGTTTGTTGCAATGGCGAGATTGATCTTGGCAAGTGAAACAAATTAACAGGAGTTAATAAATGACCAAGCTAAGTGCCGAGCAGCGTGTGCAACGTGCGCACGTGTGGCTCATGAAACATCCGAACTATTGTTTGTACTCCGGCATCTTCATGTTGGGTAAGACAAGCGTAGAGGATGACGTGTCAACTGCATGTACCGATGGGCGCAACGTCGAGTACGGTCGGGCGTTCACGGACAAGCTAAGCGAAGCAGAGCTACGTGCTGTTGTATTGCACGAGAATTTGCACAAAGCTTTCCGTCATCTGAGCATGTGGAAACATCTTTACAAAGAGCATGCACAGCTTGCGAACATGGCGTGTGACTACGTGATCAACCTGATGATCGATGATTCTGATCCGTCGAACACCAACGTGAAGCTACCTGACTGTGGCTTGCTTGACCCGAAGTATCGTGGTTGGGATTCGCAGCGGGTGTTCAACGACTTGAAGCAACAAGCTGACGAGGGGAGCGTCAAGATCAAGACCAAAGGTGACCCGATTGGTAAGGACGTGCCAGTGGTAGACGTGCCCGACTTAGATGCTCATGACTGGGACGGCGCTGAGGGGATGAGTAACGAAGAGAAAGAAGTTCTTGCGCGTGACGTTGATCAGGCGTTGCGTCAAGGCGCGATACTCGCGGGGAAGATGAAGGGTAATGTTCCACGTGAAATCACTGACGTGCTGGAGGCGAAGGTTGATTGGCGTGACGCATTGCGTGAATTCATCACGTCGTTCTGTATGGATAGAGATGAATCGACATGGCGTCGTCCTTCACGCAGGTGGATAGGACAAGATGTTTACATGCCTAGCTTGATCGGCGAGTCGGTCGGTCGCATCGTGGTAGCTATCGACATGTCAGGCTCTATCGGTGCGGAGGAGATCGGTCAGTTCTTGGGCGAGGTGCGAAGCATTTGTGATCACGTCAAGCCCGAGGGTATCGACTTGTTGTATTGGGATACTGAGGTATGTCAGCACGAGAAGTATGAACAAGATCAACTGGACAACTTGTTATCAAGTACCAAGCCCCGAGGTGGTGGCGGCACTGATCCGCAGTGCATCGTCAACTACATGAGCGATCACAAGATCAAGGCTGAGTGTGCAGTGATATTGACCGATGGCTATGTAGGTTCATGGGGCAAAGACTGGCAATGTCCTACGCTTTGGGGCATTACTAGTGACGTAGTGAGCGCGGTTGGTAAGACCGTGAAGGTGCAGTGAAGCCGTTAAAGCCAAGCACGTACGCAGTATTGAGGGATAAAGATGGACACATTCGCTACGTCAGCGAGTACGCCATGAAGAACTTCAAGCACATACGGCAAGGCGATAAGGTGATAGGGCGCGGGTTAACCGTGGAAGAAGTAAATGCGTTACTTAAATTAACACCTGTTAACAAATAGGAGAGTGCCATGATTCAGAATAGTTCAATGTTGGTTGACCTAAACATCTCGGTATGGACAGGTCGCAAGCAAGACAAACGTGTGTCCGATGAGATCGATGCCGCCAAGAGTACCAAGACGAGGGCTGGCAACTATCATAAGAAATTGCTGGCAGGTACACAGAAGCTAGATGACTTGCAAAAGTTAACTACAGGTATTCGTACGTGGCACTACACGCAGACGTTGCCGTGGTCGGATGGTGGCTCACGCCTACTACCCATGAAGAACTTCTTTGACTACAAAGCTACGTTGTCTGACTTGGAGACGCAGTTCAATGATGCAGTGGAGTCGTTCCTAGTTGATTACCCTACGCTGGTATCCGCTGCGGCGTTTCAGTTGGGTGACTTGTTCGATGCCTCAGAGTATCCAGATGTCGAGCGACTACGTGACAAGTTCCGCTTCCGCTTTGTGTTCTTGCCAGTGCCTGACGTGGGTGACTTCCGCATCGATGTTAACGAGCAGCACAAAGCCGAGTTGGTTCAACAATACGAATCGTTTTACCAGAACAAGTTGTCAGAAGCAATGCAGGACGCTTGGGATCGGCTGCACGATTGCGTATCTAAGATGAGCGAGAAGCTGGCGAACGCACCTGCACCACGACTGACCAAAGATGGTGACGAGAATTACACACAGATATTCCGTGATTCGCTGGTGACTAATGCGGTGGAGTTGTGTGAGTTGCTGACCAAACTCAACGTGACTAATGACCCGAAGCTGGAGAACGTACGTAAGAATCTGGAATCCACTATCGATGGTGTATCGGCTAAGGAGTTGCGTGAGGATGATGGCTTGCGCTTGGTCGTAAAGGCAGAGGTAGACAAGATTCTGTCTATGTTCTGAATAAGTTAACACGTGTTAATAAATCAAGGAGAGTGCGATGTTAAATTTTGTAGATGTTGAGAAAGCCGATGGAACTCCGCTACTGAGTATTGTGAAAGAGTTCCGGCGTGTGCAGGTCAGTCGGTTCCCAATCAACGTGGTGTTCACATCGGGGATACAGGCTAAGTTCTACGACAGCAGGTTTCCTAACCTAAAGCCTGTTGCTAACGTATGGCAAGACTCTGATAGGGAGGGTGACTATTGGGTTATTGAATCTCGCAACATAGTCAACGAGAAGTACAGGAACGAGCGTCGGCATCGTAAGCAAACGAAGGATGATAAGAAGCTGTTTCGGTTCATGCGTGAATACATCAAGCCAGTCTCATCCCAAGATGTTGCTATGGATAAGCTATCTACCTTCCAACACCACATTGAAGAGTGGAAGCGTGATGCAGAGATGAAGATGCGAAACGTCACAGACATTTCCAGAAACGACGTGATGGCTGAGATTATCCGTATGAAAGCAGTTGGGTATCAACCACAGACAGAGAAGTTTGCACGAGTTATGGATAGCGGTATCGAGGCGTGGGTAGAGTATCGTCGCAGACGTGAGCGCAGGATCATGCAGGTGCACGTGCTCATCAACCCTGATGATTCTGTCGAGGTTTACTGCCCTGACTTGCTTGGGTATGGCGGCATACAACAAGGCAACAACAACTACAACTCGATGGACGAGGCACCAATGTGCGTTCAACAACAAGTTGCCATGCTGCGCATGATCGAGGACAAGGCGTTCATTCCTGAAGTGGGCAGCAAGATAAACAGCCATCAGTATTGGATCGAGGTGATGCCTGAAGAATAATCTTTGTCATAGTGCTTGACACAGTTCGAAAGCGTTTATATATTACAAGAACGAAGAAGGTTACTATGACTGAGATTGAATTGGCAACATTACGATTTTTCATTTGGGTAAAGCTTGACGCGACAGGTGACGTGATTGAACTCATTCTTGGAGACAACGCATTACTTGATACCGTGAAGCTACCCGATATTTCTGAAGTACCACAGTTCGTGAGGGATAGACTTGCGTTACTTAAATTAACAGGTGTTAATAGATCAAACATCAAAGACATTGTAGGTAGAAAGATGTCTGACGAGATGATGATTCTTTACTTAAACCGTGATGAGTACGATCAAATAAAGGAAGAGTGCAAATGAAAAAGAAACTTTCAGCGCAGGACGAGATAGCTAACTTGGAGAATCGATTAGCCAAAGCACGAGCCGAGATCGACAACCTACAACATCAACTACAGCAACTAACCATCAAGTACTACGACACGGCAGCAGTGCTGAAGTATTTGGAATCTAAACTAAGCATCACGAGAAAGTAACCATGCCTACCCCTGAGAGCAAAGTTAAGGATAAGGTAAAGAAGTTGTTAGCTGAGCATGGAGCCTACTACTTCATGCCAGCTACGCATGGTTATGGATCGTCGGGTGTGCCTGACATTGCAGCTTGCATAAACGGAAGGTTTATCGGGATAGAGTGCAAGGCCAACGGCGGTAAGGCCACCGCTCTCCAGTTGAAGAATCTGCGGGAACTATCATCGGCGGGGGGCATAGCAGTCCTCATCGACGAAACCGGATTGGACGATTTGGAAGCTTTATTAACAGGCGTTAATAAATTAAACGATGGCATCTTTCTTAGTTTTTTAAAAGGAGACTGACGTGCTGAAGAACGGATATTTCATCAAGGAAGACCCACCCAAGATCGGGGCGCATTACACACGTGCTTACAAACCCAATACGATTAGCAAAGAAGAACAGTTTATACAGAACGTGTTGTTGGGCATACGTGAGCAGAGGCAATCCTTTCTTTCCAAGATTCTTGGCTTTATGATTCGCATATAAGGAAACAGAATGAACGCATTTATACCGCACTCAGTTGTCGATACACTGATCAAAGAGTTCAACTTGAAGAACGACGCGAACGTAGCTAAGTTTTTAAAAGTACCACCAAGCACTATTAGTAAGTGGCGGCACGGCACTCAGCAAGTAACTGCTGAGAAGATACTGACGATCTATGACAAAACAGGCTGGTCAATTGAGAAGATAAGGGGGTTACTCGAATGATAGCGATGATGATGGGTATCTTACTTATGGGTGCTGGCGTTGCAGTATTAGCATTTGGATTGGCAGCGGCACTGGCTATGTTTTTAGACGAGGAGCGTAAATGACTATTGAAGCAATCAACTACAAAGTAATTTGGGAATGGATTAACACGGTGTGGTCGAAATCATTCGTATCAATAGGTTGCCTGTTGATTGGGCTAGGCGTGGGTGGTGTGATGGCAGAGAGCCGGATCGTATCTGACTGCAAGTTTGCCAATTCGTTTCGCGTAGACATACAGGCGTTTAGCTGCCAGAGAAAATTATGAGCGGCGTGAATGACACTAAGTTTTGTACAAGCTGCCAAACAACACGGTCAGTGGAGGGTGGAGAACTCAGAGTTACACGAGGCGTGAACAGGTGGATATGCTTGCCTTGTATACAACGCAGATCAGAGAGCATCTACAAAAGCCAAAGAGAAGATGCCGTTAAAGCGAGGGAGAAGAACAAATGAACAGAGACGAATACAGCACACTATTCCACAGGCTTCAGTTAAACCTTGTGGCGTTTAAACGGTTAATGGATTGTGATGAAGAAGTTTTAAAGCTTGTGAACGCAGCGATAGAAGCGGAGCGCGAGGCGTGTGCGAAGATGTGTGATGAACGAGCCGCAAACGCACCGATAGGCAGCGATGAGCAGTGCGAAGCAGAAGACTGTGCCTTCGCTATCCGCGAGAGAGGTGCGCCATGACTGACCGAAAACTGATGCAGATGGCGCTGCTGAAGATGGAATACATGCTGAATAACGGCGAGTGGTACAAGCCAGAAGAAACCATAGAAGCACTCCGCGCCCGACTAGCGCAGCCTGAACCGGATGATGGCTATTGCCAAGCCTGTGACGGGGATAGCTGCACAGCGAAAGAAGGCTGTGTTGCCCGTGACAATCCCCCACCACAGCGCGAATGGCAAGGGCTGACGGATGAGGAAGTGATAAAACTGGGCAGGTTAGACAAGGACAGCGACTATTTTGGTCTTTGGTACGACTTTGCCCAAGCCATCGAAGCCAAGCTAAAAGAGAAGAACTGTGGATGACGAGCAACTACACCTACAGGCAGCGACCTATGCAACCAACCGCAAAAATGCCTACGTTGAAGGAATGAAAAGCGGCGAAGTAGACCACATGAGTGAAGAAGCATTGAATGGCAAGTGGCTTGCACACTACGAGGGATACAAAGAAGGCTATTGGGTGGCAACGGGAGATGATCGATACACAACAGACCCAGCCAAGCTGAAGGAGAAGAACACATGATATTAAGCAAAGAATGTCATGAGCGAGGCTGCGCTGCCTATGATGACAGAGTAGATGAAGGCGTTGTAATTAAAGGAGACGAAATGAAAGCATTTCCAAACATGACCGGCGAGAAGGGCATGGACTTGCGGGATTACTTTGCGGCGAAGGCGATGCCGTTGGCGATGCAGTGGTTAAAACACAACTACGATAGAGAAATAGGAAATACGTGGATGTGGAACGAAGAAGATTATGAGGACGACCCAAAAGAAATTGCCGAACTTGCTTACAAAATGGCAGACGCGATGATAAAAGCAAGAGAGAGAAGTTAAGCCAACATTTGAAACACACGGAGAAGCACGATGGTAATTGCAAGAAAGGCTGAACGATTTGCAAATGCGTTAATGGAAATGCCAAGAGGGGAAAACGATTTAGAAATAGCAGCGGTGCTGAAAGACTTATCTAAAGTATACGAAGCAGCATTTGATATGGTGTACGCAGATACCCACGAGCAAAGCAAGAAGGCTTATGTTGACATGATCAACCTGATCAAAGGCTTGAAGAATGAACGGCAAAATTGATCCAAAGGACGAGAAGATTTTTACGTACGTGGTAAATAAAAATGCGCCGGTCACAATCAAACAAGTTATGAAAGCTTTGACGATCAGTGAGACGCATGCGAAACGTGCGCTGGATTTTTTTGTGTCGGTTGGATTGGCAGAGTTGTCTAAACAAGGTAGCACTCGCTTCTACAAAGCAAAATGAAACCAAGAGCTAAACCGAGTGATGCCACAGTAGTCCGGCTGCAAAGAGCACTCAAGGGTTTGTATTCGTTTAGCGTCAAAGATGTTGCACGTATTCTGAAAAGAAGTATCCGTAGTGCCGAGCGTTACATAATTAAGTTGAGGGAACTCGATGTAGTTGAACTACGGTATCGCGGGGCAGATCGTTATTACTACTATAGGATCAGGAGAAACAAATGAAGTTGGAAAAATTAGCGCAAGCTTTGAATGATGTGCGTAACAAGTTCAAGATCGACAGTACCGACCTGCTGATCATCAACTATATATTGGAGATGAAGAAGCATGGTGACGTGCTGACCATGCAGTTCGTGAAAAACTTTGAAGGCGCGTCGGAGGCAACTACCCATATGCGTATGAAGAAGTTAATCAAGCGTGGCTTACTCGCACGGGTGGGCGATGATCAAAACCTACGTATCAAGAAGTTGGAGCCGACAGGTAAGACCAACGAATTACTCAAGTACCTTGCGGAGATTTAATGATAATCACCGTAGACTTTGAGACGTACTACGACAAAGAGTTCTCGCTATCGAAGCTGACCACCGAGGAATACATACGCGACGATAAGTTTGAGGTCATCGGGGTTGGTGTAAAAGTTGATGGTGCAGAGACATCTTGGTTCAGCGGAACTAAAGACGAGACACGCAAGTATCTACGTCAGTTCGATTGGGCAAACTCCCTTGTGCTGGCACACAACACCATGTTTGATGGAGCCATTCTGTCTTGGCATTTCGGCGTAACTCCGAAGGGCTGGTTAGATACCCTGTGCATGGCACGTGCGCTCAATGGTGTGGATGCAGGAGGGAGCCTCAAAGCATTAGCAGAGCGGTATCAGATCGGGGTCAAAGGCGACGAGGTTATCAATGCATTGGGCAAGCGTCGCACTGACTTTGATTCGGATGCGATGGCGAAGTATGGCGAGTACTGCAAGAACGATGTGGACTTGACGTATACCCTGTTTAATATCCTGATGGAGTCGTTTCCTAAGAAAGAACTTAAGGTTATCGACACTACTCTAAAGATGTTTGTAGAACCAGAGTTGGAGTTAGATACCGCACTACTGGAGCAGCATCTTGCCGATGTGAAAGCCAAGAAGGAAAAGCTACTGGCAGCGGCGGCAGCGGACAAAGATATATTGATGTCCAACGACAAGTTCGCAGAGTTGCTGATCAGTCTGAAGGTAGAGCCGCCACGGAAGATCAGTGCGCGTACAGGCAAGGAGGCGTGGGCATTTGCTAAGACTGACGAAGAGTTCAAAGAGTTAGCTACCCATCCTGACCCCAGAGTACAAGCGCTAGTGGCAGCACGGCTTGGCACCAAAACAACTTTAGAAGAGACGCGGACGCAAAGGTTTATTGATATTTCCAATCGGGGTAAGCTGCCTGTACCCATCAAATACTACGCCGCACATACTGGACGGTGGGGTGGAGATGACAAGATCAACCTGCAAAACCTACCAAGCCGAGGGCAGAACGCAGGTAAGTTAAAGACATCCATCAAGCCGCCAGAGGGCTACGTCATCATCGACTCGGACTCATCGCAGATCGAAGCACGGACAGTTGCATGGCTGGCAGGGCAAGATGATTTGGTTGAGGCGTTCGACAAAGGCGAGGACGTGTACAAGATCATGGCCTCTGCTATCTACGGTAAAGAAGTTGCAGACATCACCAAAGAAGAACGGTTCGTGGGTAAGACTACGATTCTTGGTGCAGGTTATGGCATGGGGGCTGAGAAGTTCCAAGCACAACTTAAAACTTTTGGGGTCGAAGTCTCACTGGAAGAGTGTAAAAGAATTATCGCGGTGTATCGACAGACCTACGACAAGATTCCAGCACTGTGGAGACAAGCACATAGTTGTTTAAGCGCCATCATCAGCGGTAGTGGTGCGGCGTTTGGTGCGGTGGATGCAGTTCAGTTTGACCCAACCGAGCGTGGGTTCCTGCTACCAAGCGGACTATGGCAGCGGTATGAGGGGTTGCAAAAGGTGTATGACCCCGAGGGCAAGGAGCAGTACCAGTACAAGACCCGCAAGGGGATTGTGAAAATCTATGGTGGTAAGGTGGTCGAGAACATCTGCCAAGCAGTTGCTAGATGTGTAATTGCAGAGCAGATGCTCAAGATTGCTAAGAAGTACAAGGTGGTGCTCACCGTACATGATGCTGTGGCGTGTATCGCACCGATGGAAGAGGCTCGTGATGCAAAAATTTACGTAGAAACTTGTATGCAGTGGCGTCCTGATTGGGCTGCCACATTACCTTTGAACTGTGAAATTGGTATTGGAGAAAACTATGGAAGTTGCTAAGGTAGTTGATTACGCCTATCCCACGATGATGGCAGAGAAAGCATTGAAGAACCTGCACGAAGCCATGCTTGAGGGGAATCTTGATGAAGCTTTAGAGCACGCACGTAGAGCGCAAGCGGAGTGCAAGCTGGCGTACCACGCCATCCTAGTCGCGAAAGAAAAACACAATGGCTAATGTATCTTGGTCGTACTCATCGCTGGACTTGTTCAAGCTTTGTCCGCACAAGTATTACAGACTGCGGGTCAAGAAGGATGTCGTTGATCCCCCACAAGACCACCTGAAATTTGGTTTGGCTGTGCACAAAGTAGCGGAGGATTACATAAGAGATGGCACTCCCATCCCCCCGCAGTACAGTGCCATGCTGGAGCCGCTAAAACGTATCCGTGCAATGGAAGGGGAGAAGCTATGCGAACAACGGCTTGGGCTGACTAGAGATTTGCAACCTTGTAAGTTCGGGGCAAAGGATGTCTGGTGGCGGGGTGTCGCTGACCTGATCGTGCTGCGTGGCAACAAGGCATACGTATTGGATTACAAAACAAGTAAGTCCTCTAAGTACGCCGACACCAAGCAGCTTGAGATACTGTCGCTGGCTTTGTTCAAGCACTTCCCGCAAATACGGAAGATTAAGGCGGGTCTGCTGTTCGTGGTGGCAAATGATTTTGTGACAACAGAGTACGAAAAAGACAGCGCGGGAACCTACTGGACGAGGTGGATTGATGATGTTAATCGGCTGGAAAAAGCCGTAGAATTAAACGTATGGAACCCGCGCCCGAACTTCACCTGTGGGCAGTGGTGCCCTGTTAAGGATTGTATCCATAACGGTAAGGAGGGTTACAGATGAGAACAGATTTGGCAGTCCGTTTAAGCGATCTTCCAGAAGAGGAAGGCGCACCGTGCTTCATGGATGTTGGGTACTTCACAGACCAAGACGTTGGTAACAGCGCACAGACGATGCTTACTTTATCTGACGTTGGCGGCGCATGTATAAACTTGTACATTAAAAACAAGTACAAGGAAGATGAGGTGATTAAGATCGAAGACGTAGACAGCATTACCGTTGAGTTCTACGGAAGTGTTGAGCGTAGTGAATTTTTGCGTGGTCTACAGATGATCCTAGCCGCAGAGAAGATCACAGAAATTCTTACGTAGCGAGGCTACCATGCCGTACAAAAACAAAGAGGATCGGAATTACAAACAAGAGTATGCGACGTATCAGGGCACTGACGTACAGAAAAAGCAACGTGCCGAACGTAACGCAGCAAGACGCAAGTTGTTGAAAGATGGCAAGGTTCACAAGGGCGATGGCAAAGATGTAGCGCATAAGAAAGCCATCGACAAAGGGGGTTCCACAAAAGATGGAGTCCGTGTAGAATCAAAATCAGCAAATAGATCGTTTCGTCGTGACAGCAAAGGGAACTTGGTTTCCGAGAAGAGCAAGCGCGAAGCGAAGAAGTAAGTAGTTTACAAAGTTTTGTTCGTTAGGCTGCGAGTGGAAATACCACTTTCGGCCTATCGGCGTCTGGAGAAAGAGTGCAAATCATAGACAACAAGGCGTTGCTGCTGCGAGTAAAAGAACCAAACCGCATCACAACCGTTATACCAAAAGCAAAAGTCCTAGACACAGGCGAGGTGCTTGTGAAATGGGGGTTGGAAGAAGCGCAGGTGCTGAAGAACTTGCGCATCAAGAATGTTCCATCACCAATCAAAAACAAGTATTCGTGGCCCGGACTTTATAAGCCGTTCGACCATCAGAAAGAAACCGCTTCATTCCTCACCCTGCACAAACGAGCGTTCTGCTTCAACGAGCAGGGTACTGGCAAAACATCGAGCGTTATCTGGGCGGCAGACTATCTGCTGAACGAGGGAGCCATCAAGCGGGTGTTGGTGCTGTGTCCGCTATCCATCATGCAGTCGGCGTGGGAGACAGACTTATTCAGGTTTGCCATGCACCGCACGTGCGCAATCGCACACAGCTACTCCAGAGAGAAACGAGCCGAGGCAATTAACAGCGAAGCTGAGTTCGTGATCATCAACTACGACGGAGTAGAGATAGTCAAAGACGAGATCATTAAAGCTAACTTTGACTTGATCGTGGTGGACGAGGCCAACGCCTATAAAAATATTCAGACAAAACGCTGGAAAACTTTTGCGTCCATCATCAAGCCGAACACATGGGTCTGGATGCTGACCGGAACCCCTGCCTCGCAATCCCCAACGGACGCATACGGCCTTGCCAAAATTATCAATCCGGGCGGCGTACCTAAGTTCTACGGTGCTTTCCGAGACATGGTGATGCAGCGCATTACGCAGTTCAAGTGGATACCGAAGCCCCGCTCAGAGCAGATAATCCACGAGGTCTTGCAGCCAGCCATACGGTTTACCAAAGCTGAGTGCCTCGACCTGCCAGACATGACATACGTAACGAGAAACGTGCCACTGTCCGCACAGCAAAAGAAGTTCTACGAGATCATCCGCAGAGATATGATGACCGTAGCCGCAGGAGAAGAAATTACCACAGTCAACGCAGCCGCAAACTTAAACAAGTTATTGCAGTTGTCATGCGGTGCTGTGTACTCAGATACAGGTGAAGTCGTAGCGTTCGACGCCAAGAACCGGATGGCTGCTTTGTTAGAAGTTATTGAGGAAGCCAGCCACAAGGTCATCGTGTTCGCACCGTTCAAGCATGCTATCGAGATCGTCGCTGAAGAATTAAAGAAAAACAACATTAGCACCGAAGTAATACATGGCGGCATCAGTGCTACAAGACGCACGGAAATCTTTGCAAATTTCCAAACAGAGACAAACCCACAAGTGCTGGTCATCCAACCACAAGCTGCTGCGCATGGCGTAACACTACATGCTGCAAACGTCGTTGTGTGGTGGGGTCCGATTACATCTATTGAAACATACTTACAAGCCAACGCTCGTGTTCATCGGGCCGGACAACGTAATCCATGCACCGTAGTACATCTTCAGGGGAGTCCAGTGGAGCAACGCATCTACAAGATGTTGTCTGAAAAAGTAGACATACATTCGAAGCTAATCGACCTGTATAAAAATGTGATGCAAGACGCTTGACAATGTAACACTGTAAAGTTAAACTGGGCACATGAGATATAGACTATCGATCCCAACCGCGACAGAACTACACAGCATCCTCGAATACCACGATGGCTGCTTGTATTGGAAGGTTACTGCGCATGGTAAACCTACTGACGAACGAATACGTGCTGGCTATCTAAATAGAGTCAGTGGGTATAGAGGAATTACCATCAACGGTACTACATACGCAGAACATAGAATTATTTGGAGAATGTTTCATCCACGAGGACCAATGCCTTTCGTTTTAGACCACATAGATGGTAATCGTAGTCACAACCGCATCGAAAATCTTCGAAGATACACCGAGAGCGGTAATCAAAATAATCGGCACCTTGGCATGGCACCAAAGGTACGAAGCTCGGGAAGATTAAAACGCCTTTTACAAACGAAGGAGAGTGCAAATGTCAGACCCCATCAACGCCGATAGACTTGCAAAGGTCTACGTCAAAATACGCGAGAAGCGTCGCGAACTTGCCAAGCAAGATAAAGAACTCGAAGAGCAACTAGATGCAGTTGCTAGACAGTTGCTTGAGATTTGCAAAGAGCAAGGAGCCGCAACGATACGCACATCACACGGAACCATCTCACGCAGAACCACGAAGCGATTCTGGCCTACCGATTGGGATGAGTTCTATAAATTCATCAAGGATCAAGACGCGATGTCGCTTCTTTATCAACGCATCAATACAGCAAACATGGAACAGTTTCTTGAAGAAAACCCCGATCTCCATCCGCCGGGGCTGAACGCGGATGTTTCTCAATCCATTGTTATCGTTAAACGCTAGGAGAGTGCAAATGAGTAACGAACTTGCAGTGCTTGACCAAGGTCTGCCTTCATACCTTAAAAATGCTGAACTGGATGCCACAACTAAAGCCCTCATGGGTGGCGGTGGTGGTGAGTCAAAACGTATCTCCATCAAGGGCGGTGTATGGCGCATGATGGTCAACGGCAAAGAGATTGCTAAGAACGAAGACCGCTCGATGAATGTAGTTGTCGTAGCGGCTGCGGAGAAAGTATCGCGCACGTTCTATGCAAAGCAGTATTCGGAAGGCAGTGAAGTGACTGCACCTGACTGCTGGTCTGCCAACGGCGAAATGCCTGACGCAAAAGCCAAGAACCCACAGGCTAAGCGTTGCCTAGACTGCCCACAGAACGAGCGTGGTTCTGGTCAAGGTGACAGCCGTGCTTGCCGCTACAGCCAGCGTCTTGCAGTCGTGCTTGCCAATGACATCAGAGGAGACATCTTCCAACTGACGCTTCCTGCTGCTTCTATCTTTGGTGCTGGTGAAGCTGGTAAGTGGCCTTTGCAAACATACGCCAAGATGATTGGTAGCAAGGGTGTTCCCATCACTGCTGTGGTGACTGAGATGCGCTTTGATACTGACAGCGCTACACCGAAGCTGACGTTCAAGCCAGTACGTGTTCTGGAGCCACAAGAGCACGAGGCGGCTATTACTCAAGGCAAGAGCCCCGCTGCGTTACGTGCCATCACCATGACGGTTGCTGAAGCAGATGGTGTGAAGATTCCTGAAGTTGAGTTTGAAACCGTGAAGCCCAAAGCTAAAGCGGTAGAAGCTGTAGAAGCCGTGGTTGAAGAAGAGCCTGTCAAACGAGTAGCGAAGAAAGAAGAAGCACCGACTGAAAAGAAAGACCTGTCAAAAATCCTTGACGAGTGGGATGACTGATATGGCTAATGGATATTCGCTACTCACCATAGAGGAAATCCGAAGGGCTGATCAAAGACTACTTGGAGTGCAGTTAGGCAAGATTTGTCTCAGGGATAACATACCTGTTACCGATGTTGCTGAGTTCTTTAAGGTCAGTCGGGTGACTGTTTACAACTGGTTCAAAGGTAAAGCAGTCGTCTCCGGTAAACATGCAGACCGCATGCAAAAGCTAATCCAAAAGTTAGCTTGATAAGTTGTAGGGGGGCTAGGTTAGCTACCGAAGAGGGCGTTACCGTCACGCCTCTGCCCATCCTCTTTTGACGGTTTGTTAAGGACGGTTATGCTCTCTCGCAAAGAATTTTTTGCACTGGTGCTACCACCTCTTGAAGAAGGTGAACACTACTGCAATTGGGGCAATAAAAAAGAACTAGTAGAAGAAGATGGCGAGTCAAAGCTAAAAGATGTTGTACGGCAACGGTTTGCTGGAAGTATTGACGCTCTCAGTGATCAAGCTGATGCGCTTCAGGCGAATGGCTTTAACTCCTTCTTTGCATTAGCAAAATTTGGTGCGATTAAGAACGGACGCTATGCGGCTAATGCAATTGCGTTGAAGTCGTTCTTTATAGACCTCGACTGCGGGGAGAACAAGCCGTACCCCACTTTAGATGACGGTCTAGCAGCACTCAAAAATTTCTGCAAACAAACTGGGCTACCGAAGCCGACCATTCTTAGGTCTGGGCGCGGTGCGCATGTGTACTGGATTCTGGAAGAGGCCATCTCCAAAGAAGAATGGAAGCCGATGGCTGAGCAGCTAAAGCGGCTGTGCACAGAAAACAAGTTTGATATTGACTACGCTGTACCAGCGGACGCGGCACGTGTATTGCGGGTTCCTGAAACAAACCACCTGAAAGACCCGACCAACCCGATACCGTGTGAGATTCTGTATCTGGCATCCACCGTAACTAACGAGGACATAAAAGAATTATTAAAGCCTTCCGAGTCGGTGCTGGATGAGATTGCCAAAGAGTATGGCAAGCGTCCGTTAGACCCAACTACGCTGGCGTTGATAGGCGCAAGTCAGTCGCGCTTCAAGACAATTCTGCTTAAGTCCATCGAAGGCAACGGCTGCGCTCAGATTCTAAACATCTACAACAACCAAGACACCATCGAAGAGCCGTTGTGGAGGGGAGGGCTGTCAATCGCGCAGCAGTGTGTTGATCGTGATAAAGCCATTCACAATATTAGTAAGCGGTATCCGGGGTACTCAGCTTCAAATACAGAGAAGAAAGCTAACGAGACTAAGGGTCCTTACACTTGCGAGACATTCAAAAAGTTAAATCCTGTTGGCTGCGAAGGATGTGAGCACAAGATTACGTCACCGATCCAGCTTGGAAAAGAAATTGTAGAAGCTACCGAAGAGGATAGCGTCGTCACAGGCGTAGTGCCGCAGACGCAAGAGGTGAAAGAGTATGTAATCCCCAAGTATCCGTTTCCATTCTTCCGTGGCAAGAACGGTGGGGTGTTTATACGCGCCAAGAACAAGGACGATGAAGAGGTTGAGGAAGTTGTATATCCATACGACTTCTACGTAGTGAAGCGTATGACTGACCCGGACTTGGGGGAAACAATCCTGCTACGTCTCCATCTACCGAAAGACGGTGTGCGTGAGTTCATCTTGCCGCTGTCCTCGGTGTTGTCAAAAGATAAGTTCAGGGAAGCCATAGCACAGCAAGGGATAGCCGCCTTGAGTAAGCAGCAAGACACTCTTATGTGGTACGTGACTAAATGGGTAGAAGATTTGCAAATGAAAACTCAAGCAGAAAAAGCACACAAACAGTTTGGGTGGATAGAAGACGAGTCCGGCATCATCATTGGGGATAGGGAGATCAGACCAACTGAAACGGTATATAGCCCACCATCTGCACCGACGCTGCCGCTCATACCGCTCTTCACCCCCAAAGGCGACTTCCACATCTGGAAGGATGTCATCAACGCCTACGGTAGACCGGACATGCAGAATCGGGCGTTTGCCTTCTTCATGGGGTTTGGCACTCTGCTACTTCGCTTGACCCCGCTAGATGGGTTTCTGGTGAACTTGATGAGCCGCGAGTCTGGATCAGGAAAGACCACAATTTTACATGCCATCAACAGCATCTACGGCAGACCCAAAGAGTTGATGCTTGCGCCTAAAGATACGTACAACTCGCGGATGCAGCGGCTTGGCACTATGCAGAGTCTTGCAGTCACGATGGACGAGATCACTAACATGCCGCCGGATCAGATGTCACAACAAATTTATGACGTGACTTCTGGGCGGGGTAAGAACCGCATGAGCCGCCATGAGAACGCAGAACGTATCAACCACACCAAGTTTGCAACTGGCTTGATCACATCGAGTAACCGGTCCGTGCCCGACGCGCTACTTTCTATAAAAGGTTTTCCTGATGGTGAGTTGAACCGTATCTTGGAGATCAACGTAAAGCCAGACCCCCACAATGATCCTTTGTGGTCACGCAGCCATTTCAGTCGGCTGTTAGACAACTATGGGCATGCGATTGAGCCTTACTCCAAAGCGGTGCTTGGGCAGTTGCCTATGGTTAAGCAGAAGATGGAGGAGTTTCTAACCCGAATAGAAACCGCAGCGGATATTAGAAGCACAGAACGCTACTGGTCAACTATGGTCATGCTGAGTGTTACTGGAGGAGCGATTGCCAAACAGCTAGGACTGCACGACATTGCCATCAAGCCTGTGTTTGATTACGGTGTAGAACTAATCAAGACAACTCGTACTCACATCAAAGAGAACATGCTCGACGCCGAGGACTATCTAGGTGGGTTCTTGCAGCGGCACTTTCATGAGATTCTGGTCATCAATGGCACTCGTGATAAGCGTACTGGGTTGGAGCATGGCCCGATACGTGAGCCACGTGGGGCGCTTAGCATCCGCTACGAGCCTGATACCAAGATGCTATTTATCGTCACGAAAGTTTATCGGGATGACTGCGCCAAGTCGCTCACCAACTTTGAAGAGTCCTTGATACCGTACCGCAAGAACAAGGCTTTGGTTGAGATCAAGAAGAAGCGCATGACATCAGGAACTGTTGCCAACACGCAAGCACCGGTTAGCGCCTTGTGCTTTGATACATCTAAGCTGGAATACTTCAGCGACACTGTGTTGCTTAAAGATGAAGATACTGGGTTTGCCGCTACTGATTGAGTGGGATAAGTTCAAGCCGGGAACTTCGTTCTTTGTACCGTGCTTGGATCGGAAACTCACCCAGCGATTCGTTGAAGCGGAGGCAAAACGCTTGCGACTAAAGGTCATCTGTAAGCAAGTTGTGGAGAAGGGGAAGTATGGTTTACGGGTCTGGAGAGTTGAGGATATAATTCCCTCGCACTCTTCTTCTCCTTCGCTCCCTGTTGTTGAGAAGACTTAACCCCCGGCAGGTCCGGGGGTCTTTTTTAGTCCTCATCCTCATCCAGCAGGGCGTTAATCTCCGGCATCAGGTTCTTGTTAAACCGTATGCCATTGATCATATTCTTTTCAGCGGCTTCCCTTGCTCTCATAGAGCGATCCAAAGTGTCTCTGGTAATCTTGGCCTTCGGATCAATCCTACGTTCGTTGAAGCTGGCAATCTCTTCCCGAACTTCTTCCATCAAATCAGAATCCCCAGAAACTTTAGCCATCTCGTACTTGTCGAGCAGCTTGGAGCGACGTGCCATGACTTCCCGTTCGAAGCCTTTCTTTATGGCAGTTTCTTCGTAGATGTTAGACAGGTTGGCTGGCGAGAAGCCGATCACTTGCATAGCTACGTTGTACGCAGAAATATCTTCCACGATAGGGTCACCCTTCAGAGTGAGTGCGCCTTCTGATCCAAACCGCATAGCCTTCATACCGTTGCGGACAAAGCTTGGCACCATAGCTTCAATACCACGCCATACTTCGCCTTCGCTTACCAACTTCGCGCCGTTGCCTACGCCCATAGCAAACGATCCAGCAGGACCAAATGCTTGCTTCATGGCGGTCAGCACATAACCATCTTCGGCAACGCCACGGCGGTCATCACGGAAGATCAAATCGTTAGCTACACCCACACGGTTAGCAATCTCCAAATTGGTTGCGTAGTTCACAAGACCTTTGTAGAGCAGCTCGTTAGTCCAGTTACGCATCATCGTGTCGAAGTCGTACGGCTCGTCATCATCTCCTAGCAACGCGTTGATCATTGTTACTAAAGTAGATGTGGCCCCCATGAATGGTAGACCCTTGATGCCAGCAAACGCCATCGCCATGCCGTAAATACCAACAAGCTGTCGGAAGGCTTCTTTACGAAGCGCCGGGCTTTCACCTTTGGTTGCCTGATGGAAGGCACGTGCCACCACAAAGGCTGTGTTCCATACAAAAGACTTAAACGTGAAGAACACACGACCCAACGGATGCTGCATATAGCGGGGGGCCGTTGAAGATAAGCCTGATGTGTTGATTTCTTTTACCGTGCGCAGCGCATACTGTATGGCGTCTTGCTCATTCATACCACTACCACGCGCCAGATCATAAGCAGCAATAGCAGTAGCACCACGGTTCAAGACTTCAGTCTTTTGGAACGGTATGGAGAGCGTGTCAAGTACACGTGCTTTGAGTCCGATGTAGTCGGAGGTAGTTTGTCTACGCCCTTCCAACACTTCCCTTGCCAGCGTGTGTTCCAACTGCGCATGGTCGTTCAACGTCTCGAATAGCTTTGCGTACTTAGGAGGTACCTTGTTGTTAAAAATGTAGTCGATTGTGGTTTTAGATGCGGATAGCAACGCACCGGAAGATTTGTCGAAGCCAAACTTCGCGCCAAGAATCGACCACGAAAACATAGGCAGCGTAGTCAAGTTAACTAATGCCGACGATACGTTGCCTGCAATGTAGTTAAAGTAACTGATCGTGGTTGCTGCGCTGGTAAAGTTGTTATACGTCGGGTTATGGAAGAACTCAGCTTGGTTCTCTATGTTCTGTGCAGCAACATAGACACCCTCCCCATCTGGTCGGGCTGAAGCAGCCTCACCTTGAGTAGCAATCTCACTTAGAGCACGGTCGATCTCAGGGTTGTACTTACTTGCCGACAGCTTGCGTGCCCACTTGATCATGGTTTCGCCATAACCGCGCACGATGTCGCGCTCCATGCCCCGGACGTTATCCGCTTTCATGAAGTTCTTTGCCAAAGATTCCGCAGGGAACAGGGCAAGATACGACTGGTATATGTTGTCTTTAAGCGTTTGGCTGGCACCCTGCTTATTTAGCTCGTTCATCAAGCCGACAATAAACGAAGAGGAAGGCAGTGTGCTTTGGTTGAACGTAGCTTTATTTATGTTCTGGTAAGCCTTGTGGGGTTTACCTTTGAGTTGCGTCTCGATGAATCTCTGGCGCTCACGCTGCGATTGGAACGCTTGTACTGCACGCTCACCATTCTCGTCATACTCAACCCAGAAGTCTCCACGACGCAGGAACGGAATATATCCAATCTGGCGTTTCCGTGCCTCGTACTGCGCCTTTAGCTTACGACGTGCAGATGGGTCTTCGACCGAGTTAATTAGGATGTCCTCGTACTCGTTAATGGCGGAGTCGTAGGCATTACGAACATCTTTATAAACTTGTTGTACGTCGGCAGGCAGAGCGTCGTAGATATTTTTTAGGCGACGGTACTCAGCTTGCTGCGCAGGTGATGGCTTAAATTTGGGATCAAGCAGATCGACCTGTTCCAAACGCGCATCATAGGCCATGTCGTTCATACGGTTCATGGCTTGCGGGTAGCGACGCTCTACATCTAAGAACCGCTTGTAATCTTTGTTGATTGCCTTGATGCGTTGCTCTTCTGTACCGTTGCGAAGCTCCAAAGCATTTATAAGCTTTTGCAGTGATGGCAGCTCTTTGCCGTAAATCGTATTAATGTTGTCTAGCCGCAACAGTCCCATGGCTATGGACTTGGCATCACCGGGCACGTTAGACAAGTAGTTTCTAGTAGCCTCTGCGGTACGCTCGCCAAGCTCCGGCATCGCTTGACCTATACGTCCAACAACACCAAACCCTGTATTTGCACCATTAGGCGTACCCAAGAACAGCAAGTCTCCAACCGACGGGTCTACATCAGTCGAAATGTCCAGCGCATCACTAATTAACTTCAAGCCTTTGTCGTAAGCGTTAGTGCCTTTGCTAAACCCAAAGAACTCTGCCAATGTCTGCATGAAACGTACAAACATGTTCTTGCTCTTGGGGGCCTTGATGGTCTTGAGTAGGGCTTGGAACTCTGGATTGCTAACCAGTTCAGCAGCAAACTCTTGCAGGTCTTTGGCACCGTAAGCAGTCCCCATCTGATTTTGGAGTTGCTCAAACAATGCGGTTAGTTGTTTGGTAACTGGCAGGTTGGGGTTACGCAGCACGTGAGAGATAGCAGCGTGCATGAGTTCATGCAGCACCGTGTGCTCGTTCATCCCCAAATTCGGGTCAATCGTTATTGTGTTGGTGCGCGGGTCAAACGATCCGGCTTGGTTATTCTCTACTGCGCCGACCACAATCTTGGTCTTGAGGTTCAAGCTCTTAACTTTGGCAAGAATCATCCGCAGTGGCTTGCTGGTAGTCGTGTTGCGTAGGTTGTCCAGCAGCCCGTTGATGTTACCGTCTTGTACAAGTTGTTTGCCAGCGTCGTCTAAGTCAGGCCCACGATGCACTGGTAGGAATAGCTTCTTGCCAGTTCTCTCAAACAGCTTGTCATTAAACTCGTCTGCAAGTTGATCTAACTCAGCATCTGAAAGTTGTCGTTTAGCAGGACGCGCTTCTTTTTCTTCCGAAGCCTTAATGTTTGCGATGCGTTCTTTAACCAAAGGCTCAAACTGCGTCATGGCCTCACGGTTAATTTCAGACAGAAGCTGCCCGCGTTGTGCAGCAGGCATCGTGTCAATAGCTTGTAGGAACTGCATCATGTCCGGGCCAGACCCTACGATAGCCTCGGTGATCAGGTCAAACTCTTGCCGGTTACGATCTGCTTGTGCGCGTTCGGCAGCGTTAGTAGGAGGGATAGCAAGCACGTCTTTCAACCGAACGTACTCGTTTATCAGCCCCGGCAAGCGTAAATATGTATGCGCAGGTGTGCCACGTAAGTCCTCAGACTCCATGAACTTGGGGTCTATACCGGCAGCGGTAGCGGCTTCCCGCATCTTGCCAGTCAGGATGTTGTTGGCACGTGCGTCATTCTGAGCAACGAAGTCAGCCTGTTCCTTAAGTGCTTCCTCAGTAGCAGCCTCGGCCTTTAGTACATCTTGGGTTTCTTTAACGCCTAGTGGACGCCCAACATCTTCTTCTCTGACATCAGCGACGCCAGTAGCAGGTCCAGCCTCATCCAATCCTCCGCTGATAGGTTCTGTAATGTCTCCGGCACCTCTATCTCCAACTGCTGATTCTCCAGTAGTGAGATCACTTGGAACGCTAAGCTCAGCTCTTCCGACGTCAAATTGTGCAGTAGGCTCACTTGGCACCTCCGTTGGGGCGACTTGAAACTCAGGACGCTTTAGAAATTCTTCGATTTTGGCAGCAGCACCTTCGGCTGGCTTGCCTGATGCGTAAGCCTCCAGTATGCGTTTGACTTCGGCAGCTTGTGCAGGATCAGACAAATCTTTGCCCGCTAGTGGGCCATCTTCCCGCAATATCTTTGCAGTACGTCCTATGCCAAGTTGTTTACCAAGAGCGGCAAGTCCCGTCTTATCGGCGCTGATGATAGTACCCTCTATACCAGAAGGAACTGCTTTCTCAACTTTGGTTGGTTCGGGCGTAGGAACTTCTACGGTTGGTACAGCAGGCGCAGGTGCAAATAAGTCGCCCTGCCCAGTTGTTTTTATTTGCTCTTCAAGCTCTGCTTGACGCTGTTGTGTTGCAGCCGTTTCTTCAGGCGACAGGCCCGGCAGCGTTAGTTGCTTGGCACCTAGAAACTTCTTTAGGTTGTCTTGGTACGCTTTGAGTTCAGCCGCTTCTTTCTTCTCTTGTTGACGCGCAATATTGGCAGCACGCTTCTCATCAGCGGTTGCAGCTTTCTCGGATTCTTTGGTTAGCTCACCTTCTGGGCCAAACATCTCTAACTGTTTACCAGTCAGTTTGCCTTTTGCGCCCTTCTCGGCTTTATTAATAACTTCTTCAGGTTTGAACTGCGCTGTATATACGCCAGTCTCTAACCCCGGCAACTCCATCTGTTCTCGTTTGGATTCCAGCTCAGCGATCTGTGCTTCAGCCTCGGCAACTTCTTTACGTAAACGAGCCGCCTCTTGGCGCTGCCCACGTCTTTCATAGGCTTCAGCTAACTGCGTTTTACGCTCTGCGGCTTCCCGCATGCGCTGCACTGACCCACCTGCAACACCAAACCCACCACCAGCGATAGCACCGCGCACGCTGGCTTCCATGATCCGATCCCACTCTTTACTCTCAAAGACTTGTGGGTTCTTAGCAACAAAGTTTTCTGCTGCAATACTTATTGCTTCTTGTGCGCCTTCGGTCAGACCTTCGCCAGCAGTGCCTTTGATAAGCCCAGACGTAACACTACGTAGTAGGCTTCGATCCATGCCGGATTTCTCCAGCACTTTCTCCACGATGCCAGTCTTAAGTGGGCCAGTCATTTGCCGTGCTAACTGTGCAGGCAACACCGAATCTAAGGCAGCGGCACCAGCACCGAAAAGCAGTGACGTGCCTACATCCATCTCCCCAGTTTTCTCAAAGACGTTTTGGAAAATCTCTGGAGCGTTCTGCGCGTACGAACCTAAAAACACACCCACGTCCGATCCAAGCTGCGCTTTAGCAGCGATCTGTGGGGCAGCGCGTTTCATGCCCTCGGCGATAAAAACAGTGGCAGCTTCACCAGCTAGACCGCGTTCGGCAGCTTGAGTTGCAAGCGACTTACCTACTGTAGATAAAGCAGCACGACCTGCAAAAACACCACCCCCTAGACCGGGGATAAGGGCTGTAGCGATGTTGGGTATCTGTTCGCCAATTACTTGAGCGCCAAATTGAATCCCTTGATATACGGACTCAGGCTCTTTGTACGATTCAAAAATTGGGGGTCGTGCAGCAAATATCTCTTGTTGAGACTTCGCAGCTTCTTCCATCTGCCGCTTGGCGTAGTCCTCAAAGCCAAAAGCCTTACCCACCATTGCGGGTACAACGTCCCCACCAAGCACACCAAGCTGCTGCGCACCACGGACAGCAGACTCTCCTAACGTGCCAAGCAGACCGGGGCCGTATTCTTTACGTAGCCGCCTATTCTCATCCTGCTCATACAACTGATTGGCAGTTTGAAATAGCGCGTTTTTATCTGCGTTTTCCGGGCCTTCGATACGGTATGTCTTACCGTTAGGAGCTTGTACCTTATATATGGGCATGGTACTTCCCTAGTTAATCTTCTGTACCGAGTAAATTAAACCCCTGCGGTAGCCTGCTTCCAGACGTTCCCCCAAGTCTTCCTGCTACATAGTCTTGAATTTGTTTTTCGTAAGCTTTTCTAACTCGGTCATCAAACGACTTATCTACGCCCGGATCAGGGATTTTGCTAAGTTTTAGTTCTTTTTTAAGCTGCCCTCGAACGCTATCAGGGGTAATTTCTTTCATAGCGTCTTTATAAATCTGAGACATTTGATATTCGGTAATTCCACCACGTCCACCGCCACGCGCAAGAATAGCCGCCAATCTATCTTTAGCAATATCTCTTTGGGCGGCAATTTGTTTGTCACTAATTCTCTCTTGTGCGCCTATTGTTTGTTTGGTCTTCCACTCATCAAACGTACGAGCGTATTGATCTTTCCACATGTCACGAGCCGCATCGTACTCTTTTATGCCAGCGCTCATAAGGGATTGTGTTCCAAACTCATCCTGTCTTCTAGCCGCATCAGATGCCCGCATGAGTAAATTGTCACGGCGTTCGATTTCACCTCTCTCTTCGGCACGACGTGCCTGCTCGATAAGTGCAAACTCTTTGGTGCGTTCGCGTTCAGCTTTACGTAGGTCTTTGTATGCTTCTTGGTAATCAGCAGCACCCACCATCGCGCCCTTACCAATGTTTTCCAACGCATGTCGTGAGGTACCTGACATCATAGCCAGACCAGCTTTGAGCATAGCCATATACTTGGCTTGATCTTTATCGAGGCCAGCCTGTTCAGCTTCTTTTTTAAGCGATTGCTCGTAGGTGTCAAAAGCTTTTCCTTGTAGTCGATTCTTACTGAGTTCGTCGGTAAGTCTTTTCTCTCGCTCTACGTTTCTAGCGAAATACCCTTCTGGACCTTCCAAAAATCCTTTAGTTACAGTTGTAGCGGAAGGACCAGTGTATTCTGGGGCTTTTGGCGCTGGAGGGATGCCCGCTGCTATTCCCGCATCGGCAGTAGGTGCGGCAGTTCTTGGTGCTGTTGACGCAGTTTTTGGAGCGGCTGGAATCGCAGGTGGAGCCACCGCTGTATCAGGAAGTCTGGCATCAACCTTTGGAGGCTCAATACCGGTATCGGCAGGTGTAGGACGTGTAGCGCTACCAACTATAGGAGCCATCCCAAGTGCCGTGCGTAGTTCATTACGCTTGTTCTCTAAAGACGCCCGACCACGTCCGGCAGGTGTAGCGTTAATCTGAGCATCGATCTGAGCAAGCTGTCTTCTAAGGTCTTCAGGATCGGCTTGTTGTGTTACAAAGCCACGCCCCGGTACGCGCTGGGTTTCAGTCGGAGCGTATGGGTCTTTGACCAAGCTTCCATAGTAAGGACCGGCATAACGCGGAACTTCCCCACCTTCTCCAAACGCAACGATGCCGCCACCAGCATATTCCCGTGTAGGTGTTAAGTTAGTAGGTAGTCTATCAATACCGGGACCCATAGCTGCACGCTGCATAAGACGATCCACGATTGGGGCCTGCTGCTGTTGTGCTTGTTGTCGCATCATTGCAGACTTCTGCATGCGTTCTTGCATGTTTAGCTTTTCTTCAAGCAGCGGTGCCGCGATGTAAGCAGGAAGCGTTTTATTTTCCAGCGCTTCTTGAAGCTGCGACACAGACATTTTTTCAGCCATAGCAATACGGCCTAATCCGGTTACGCTCATGCTTTCACCTTTTTCATGGTTTTGCGAATGAGGATGTCATCAATACCATCCTTATCTTCAATCTTACCGCCCGCTTTTTTGTTCATCATGCCGTACATGGCAGCGCCGGTTAAGCCAAGACCACCAATCTGTGACAACGCGCTAGGCGCAGCTTGATACTGAGATACTGTTGTTGCCGGTGCTGCTTGACCACGTAACAACGCGTTGTATGCAGCCAATTGCTGTGCTGGGTATTGTTGCGCAAGTGCGTAGTTCTGAATGGACTGGTTGATAATATCTTGCTCTGCGGCTCTTTGGGTCTGACCTTGCTGTGCTTGGAAGCCCATACGTGCAAGGTCGGATTCTTGTTGTTGTCTTGCGATGTTCGCCATGTTTTGTGCGGCTTGGTTGGTCAAGTTGTAACCAGCCTGAGCACCAGAAACACCTTGTAGGCCAGCCTGCGCACCCTGCATACCTTGTGCAGTACCAGCAAGTTGTTGCTGAACGCCTTGCAGTGCCGTGCTAAGACCAGCTTGAGCGCCTTGAAGTCCTTGCAACCCAGTTGTAGTACCGAACTGCATCGATTGCATGGCTCTGTCATACGCAGCTTGCCGCCCCGTATTCTCGATATTTTGGAGTTGAGCGTTTAGATTACGCTGGGCTTCAGCAGCTTGGATAGCTTGACGTGAGCCACCATATGCCCCGCTTCGTGCCGCTTGTGCCTTGAGGTTCTGTGACTGTATGTCGTAATCACGGATAGCAGCTTGTTTCTGCATGTCGATTACGTTTTGCTGATAAGGCGACATGAAAGCCTGAACGGTACCCGGAGTAGTTGCCATGCTCTCGTACCGACCGCCCATACCAGCAGACTGCAAGCCAAGCCCAGCGCCCAAATTGCCGAACATACCGCCGCGACCTACAGCAAGTTGTTGCCCTAACTGACCTGCACCGAAACCAGCCTGCCCGTATCCAAACCCTTTACTAGCGCTCTCAAGCCCACCTAATCCAGCGATACCGGCTAACTCGGAACCATAACCAAACCCAGCAGGCCGCTGCATGTTCGCCGATTCAGAAAACACCTGTTGTTGCATTGGGCTAAACCCAGCAACATAATCTCTGGCATTGACGCTATACGGTACGTACGGTTTGATCCCTTGGATTTCAAAAGTGCTAGGCTGATTTCCGGTGCCGGGAATTTCTTTGGTTTGAAAGAACTCTTTAGTCGCACCACCAAGCAGTGCCTCTGTCTGCGGACGCAACCAGTCTGGGATGTTTTGCTGAGTTACCGTGCTAGTGGTATGCCCACCGCCACCGCTTCCATAAATACGACCCCCCGGTTTAACCCGCGTGATGGATTCCCCCAATGGTTCCCCAAGGGCTTCTAACTGGCGTCGTGAGTAGTTCATAGTTGCACTTCCACTAAAGTAGTACGTGGCTCAAATCCATAACGCTTCCACAGCCGAACGATTGACTCTCGACCATATCCTTGGATTTTTGTAGCCCCCCGTTGCTTCAGAATGCTCTTTAATTGCGCGAAGGTTTCTCGATTGGAAATAAGCTTGCCGCCAATCAAGGTAATAAACGCAACGCGGTGTAATGGGTAATTCGCAAAAGACACAGCAGCCGCTCCATGTATTGCCCCATTTTCATCTGCTGCGACTAATAACAGCCATTGTCCGGTGGTTAAAAAAGCTTGAACGTGATGAATGTTGTATCCAGCACTCCATTCAATATCTTCACAACCTTTTGTTAGCGCTTCTTGCAGATAGCTTTCTACCATAGGCCATACTTGGCTTATGTATTCTGTAGAGACTGACTGTACTGTTAGATTCATCGTCCCAATAGTGCAGTAATACCGTCATCGTCTTTAATTCTGCCCCCTCCAGCAGCAGCTACACTACCTTCTCCCGCCGCATTAGAACCGGCTTGTGCAGCAGCGTTATCCGCAAATGGATTAGTGCCGCCATACGCAAACGGATTAAACGACCCAAACCCATACCCCAAATCCTGTGGAGTCATCATAGCCGTGTTGTACATAGGCTGAGTAAATCCGGGTGATCTTGCGTAGTTTGTATAGCTACTTAAATAGATTGGTTGGTTGTACTGCCCGCTCGGACCAAACTCTTGGTAACCGGGACGGAATGTCGAAGTGTACGCACGTTGAAAATCTTGAGTTCTTTGGAACTCTGGTGAGTTTGCCAGTGCAGAAACCAGACCTTGCCCAGTTAGACCGCGCATCATTTCTTGGCTGTAGTTTGCAAGCCCTGCGGCATCCGGCTCTCTATTCAAAAGCTTTTGGTACGCCATGTTCACTAAATCAGAACGCGCATCAGACCCCTCATAGAATGGGTTACGCACACCAGTGAACTGGGGTCGAGCGCCCAAGAACCCCGGAGGTGGGGATACCCCACCCTGATTAACTTGCTGTGTTTCTGGCTGTTGTGGAGGCACTGCCACTGGAACTGGAACTGGTACCGGTACTTGTACAACAGGAATATTATTTGTAGTTGTGCCGCCACCGCCAGTAGTTGTAGTTGTACCGCCACCGCCAGTAGTTGTAGACGCAGCCGTTGTGGTGGGCGCTACATAAGAAACATATGCTGGTACATCTGCTTGGTACTCGGGGTTTGCGACCATATACCCACCCGGACCAGCCATACTGCCACTTCGGTAGTAATAATCGTCGCCAGAAGGTTTCCCTTCACCTGTATATGGCACGTACTCTGCGCCTTTATATTCAGGGTTAGTGACCATAAACCCAGCCGGTTGCCCGCCATATGGCCCACTTCCCATAGTACCGGTCTGGTAGTAATAATCTTCGCCGGAAGGTCTACTGCCTTCAGGTTCTGGTTCGTTGCCTACGCCATAGATGCGCCCATAGCCGCCCGGCTTTACACGAGTGGCGCAAGAACCGAACGGTTCGCCCAAAGCTTCTAATTGTCGTCTTGAATAGCTCATAACAAATCCTTAAGCGGGCACAAATTTGCGTGGGTTAATCTCACGGCCTTGCTTCTTATTCCCTGTGCGTGCGCGGCGTACCTTGTCCATCATGGCATAGAGTTGTTTTGCGCCAGCATCGGTCGAACCATTGCCTAAGTGCGACACCACATCAGCAGGAACCACAAACTCACCGTCAGCAAGCCTAGCAGGTTGGCGGCGACCAATACGAGCAGGAATCGAATCCGACATGCCATCTCCGGGTCCTTTCAATAACCGACCTCCATCAGAGTAGCTACCAAGATCAGCTATACCGCCACTAGCCATCATAGTAACTGGAGAGCCAGTCAGTCTAGCTGTGCTACCAAGATCAATATCAGTAATCCCACCACCGTCGGCAAACGCGGGGCGATAAGTAGATGGGTTAAAACGGAAGCGCTTTAGCGGGCCGTCGTACTCATTAGACGGTGCTGAGAAGTCAGGCTGGTTGAACATCGTATTGGCAAGACCCGCGCCAGACATTGCGGCCTGATTTGGGTTCTGAACAATGTAATTACCGAGTCGCTGCCCAAACTCAGGCCCCCCTTCCGTGGACTTAAAAATGTCCATGAACCCGGTTTTTGGGACTACGTTTCCGGCTGTTGATCCAGCTAGAGCGAGGTCATCAGCAACATTAGCCCCTACATTAGCCCCTACATTAGCCCCTACATTAGCCCCCGCGCTAGTTGCAGTAGCAGCTGTAGTTCCAGCCTGTGCGCCACCCAAAGCGCTACCAAGACCAGACGTAACCCCGCCACCAAGAGCACCAAATAGCGCACCTTTGAGCGGATCACCTCCCGTTAGGGCTGACGTACCAGCGCCCGTTGCCGCGCCAATTAATAGCGCCTCGCCTACCCCTGTGCCCATAAGAGCCTCCTAAATTCGTAACTGGTCATATTATGTTTGATCTGTCAAGTGATTACAATGGTTGGAACGCCCACACGCCCATAGCCAGATACCCCGATTGGGGTGATTTGAGTTAGCGAATTTACTGGGGCAGATACATAAGCCACCGTGGTAATTACTGAAGGGGTGGCAGGAATAGCTGGTGTCGTTCCAGAAGCGGCAACCGCAGCGAGTGCTTGAACTGTACACGCTGTATTGTAGGTATGCCACATGATCTCAATATAATCGTTACTTGCTAAATCGATAAAAAAGTTTAGCGCCCCGATCAAGTGACCATCAATAGAACCATGCTTATTTGGCACCGAAAATTGACTGTTACTGTTAGCAATATCTGCCGTTGCGCTTAGAACACCGTTCTTCCTAAACCAGACATCAATGTCGTGAATCTGGGAATCCGTGTTTACAAACTGAGCGCTGAATTGAATGTTGTATCTACCGGGATGGGTTACTACTAACTTTGAAGCCCTTGTCCCTGTGATCGTGGTACTAGCCACCGTTTGAGAGATACTAACTTGATAAGTTCCAGTACTTCCAGCCGTGCCGGTTATCTGTCTAACAATGTAGGTATTAGCCGATACCCCAGTCCCGGTAATTACCATGCCGGGCAAAATCGTTCCCGCACTTACCGCCGATACCGTTAGGGTTGTAGTTGCTATGGAGCCTGTAAATGTTGTCGTGTGGCTCCCTATACTTACCCCGTAACTATAATCGGTGGTGTCGTAAGTCAAAGCATAAGCTGTAGCAGTGTTACCGTCGGCCTGATTTATTGTGCTGGAGAACGCCCCGTGAGGGTAGTTAAGCTGGTACCCCGCCCCTGTAAACAAACTGGCGTTGACGTTGGAGCCTGTTAGATTATTGAAAACACCATTACCGCCTTGAAAGTTGGCGGCTGTAACTGTATTGGCCTGAAGCTGCTGTATCGCGGCAAAAAGCGCTTCTAGGTTCGTGGTGTTTACATTTGTTGCGTTTACGTTAGTGGCTTCAACCGTGTTTGCATATACCGTATCAAAAGGCCCTGTGTAATTCAGGGTGCGAATGATCTCGCCAATCGCGTTATCGATTGTGTTGAAGTACAAGCGCAGGATATTAGAGAACTGATCCTGATACCTAGCCTCATACCCTACCGTAGCTATGGGCAGATTGGGTGCTTTTGATGGGATGAGTGTAGCCATCAACGTCTGCCGTCAGGCTTAATATCAATTCGAGGAGCACCCAACTGCCATGTAGCCCCAAGCTGGCTGGACTCAACCTTGAACGCCATTTGCCGTCCACGAACACGGATATAGACGTACTGAGTAAATGCCTCGATTGGCACCGTAGCAGTCCGTGTCACCGTACCAGAATCTGAGCCCCCAACAGATGGTGGGTTGGTATAGCCAGAGCCGGAGTTCTTTAGTGGTATCAAAGTCATCGTGGCTTGCGGCGCATCGGCTGTTGACCCACGGAATGTAATGTCTGGCACGATACGCCAGATAAACCCAAAGTTATGCCCGTCCTCAATGTCAAATTCAGAGGATGTTATGTAAGAATCCATAGCGACTGGCGTACCAGTGGTGTTATCGTCAAGCCCATTCTCGTGATACACCAACGTATTGTCGTACGAAGCTGCAAGTGGGTAGTCAAGGATACCGCTGTCTAGCCATGCAGTGCGCCCCATCGTGCCGTAGTACCAAATATCTTCGAGGTAGTTATATACGACATACTTATCAACGACGGGGGAATCGGCGGAGCAGTAGAACCACCAGACCTCGTTAAAGCCTTCATTAGTGCCAGCAAATATCTGAACTGCTTGCGCTGTGTTGATATCGTTAAAGATGTACTGACGAAGATCACAACGTAGTGTCTGCACCCGACCATCGTATTTGTAAAACTTGTCTATACCCATCCAGTACACGACCCCGGAAGCAATTATTGCCGCATTTTGGCTTTGTATAGATATGTTGTCCCCAAGAAGCTGAGCGCTCCAAACATAAGGCGGTCCGAGATACTGTAGCGAGTAAACAGTACTATCGGTGAAAACTACAATTTCCTGCCGAGTCTGTAGTGCAGCAATGATTTCTGAGCCGTGCGATAGTGTAAGGCTACCTGCTTGTGTGGTAGCCGCTGGTGTCCAGTTAATTGCATCTTCTTGATCAGACCACCTGATTAACATCGGGTTCTGCGTAGTGCTGGTGTAGTCGTTGCACCCAAACGCAAATACAAACCGGAAGATGTCCGATACAAAGACAAAATTCTGCACAACAGGCACGTCACTCGCCCCGGCAAAGTCTGCCAAATTAACCCCGCGTGGGGAGATATATTGCACTCCTGACCCAGCACCGCTAGTATTTACCAGCGACCCAGTTGCTGTGGTAGAGACATTAAACGTAGTAGAACTCCCAGCAACCACCGCATTACGAACGTAATAAGTTGTACCAGTTGTTAGCCCTGTAGGTAGTGCGCCCGAAGTTGCTAGTGTAATCGGTGTACCGTCGGAAAGAGATGTTGGTGCAGTAAATACAGCAGGGGATGCGACTGTAATCGTAACCGTTAAAGGCGTAGGTCCAATGTCAGCAACCCAATAATAAATAGCGCCCCCACGAGGTCCGAACACTAAGTCCTGTCCGTAGTTACTTTGGCTCCATACACGTAAGGCATCGGCAGCAGATTGTCCAAATCCCCAAGTACCACTACCCCAACCACCTGCACCCCATCCCGTTAGAGGTATAGCTACAGAAGGGCCAGTATTAATCTGATACACAGCACGGACGGTAGCGCCACCATTACCGGAATCTCCACCAGTAGCATTGACCCCTACGTTTATTGTGTACGTATTAGTGGTAAGTACGGTGACCTGATGCTCAGCATTTAGAATAGCCGCAGTAATCGCACCGCCCAGACTAGCTGCACCGTTGTAAGTAACAAAGTCTCCTGTTATGCAACCGTGTGAGTTATCGGTAACTGTAATAACTGGTGAGCCATTAGATGCAGCGAATGGACCATTTAATGTTTCCGCAGCGCGGATTGGTGTGATGTCGTTATAAGCACCGCCTTGGCTGATATAGAATTTAAGGCTTGTACCTACCCCAACTAGGGTGACGAACTGCAACGTGACCCATGCCCAAAGTGACCGGCACACTCCTAGAAACGTGTTTACGCTTAATGGCGTCCAACCGCCAATCTTCTCTGGCGTGCCTTGACGGAACCTGATCTTGTCGCAGTCGTAGTAGCCTCCCTCGGTGGTATACCGAGTGTTCTCGCGGTTGACGCCCGGACGGAAGAGTAGTTTTTTGAGAGGCATTTACGCACCCATAAATAATGCACGTTCGTCGTTACGCCTATTTACTAAGCCCCTGAGAATTTTTCCTCCGGCTTTTGTGTACTTTAATAACTCATCAGCCGCGCCCGTATAGTCCCCCCTGTTGAACTTTTGGCGCAAGGTGCTACGTTGCAGCGTCCCTAATCCTACGTTAAAGCTAAAGCTGACCAAAGCGTCGAGCCAACCTTGACGATAGCCAGCAGCAGGACAAAATCTAAGTACCCCGCGCTCAAACCTCTCAAGGTCTTTTGCAAGTATGGCATCGACTTCTTCCATAGTAAACGCCCGATCCCAGCCGGGTGGGCAAGGCAGACTTGCGCGTTGCTCAATAGGCACCTTGGCATGATTTGGGTCAATCACATGGCCTACACCAATCGTCCACAACTTAGCCGGACACCGGTACGGTCTCAATCTCACACCCTCATGGTGCCGGATCATGACCAGTGCCTTTTTGCTAATCATTTGCCAAATGCCCGACCGCCAAAATGAAAAGCAATTATTGAAGCGAACAAGGCTTGAGTCTCGTCATCCCACAGTTGATTTGCCAGCGTTGAGAAGTCAACGTCAGACACAAACCCCTTGTAAGCCAAGGTCGCGTCAATGCCCACCAGCAGCAGGAAGAATCCATAAGTAATCACAGGCCGCACAGATGCCCTGAAGTCTTTCATCCAGCGAGACGTACCTTCGTTCAGGCTCATATCATGGGCGTAAATAGCATTCATCTCGGCTTGCTGAGCGCTAATCAAAGCCACCTTCTCATCGGATGCGGTCTGAGTTTTTATCTCATCAAGTTTGATGGCCTCAATCTGCTGTTGAGCGGCAAACCCTGCCGCAGCTAGTTGCAACTCTCGTTCGATCTGAAGCCTAGCCAAATTCAACTCATGGCTTTTGTCTTGCCGATCTTGAAAGAAATCAAGAATCTTGGGCAAACCGCCCATCAGGAAAGAAATAAAGGTAGAAAGTAGTGTCAGCATTATCTCTTCGCCCTTTCTTCCATCAGCTTGATACGCACTTGCAGGTCGTGCAAGTCTTTGTATATCTCTTCCTTCATCGCGTGGCGACGCTCGGCAGATATGGGACTGTCGGTAGGAGTGCCTTGCGGCGTGATCAAGGCAGGCATCTGACCCTCAATCTTGGTCAGGCGCGTATTAAACGAACCCACTTCACCCAAAAGCCAAGCAAGACTGGCTACCACTATCGGGATAATTGCTTTAAGCGCGTCTGCCCAGCTCATGATTACCCCTTACTTTAGACTGGCTGAGTAGGCCACGCTACATCCCAAGGGAACCCTGACTGCGTCGGCACATCACGCAAAGCCTGACGGTAGGTAGCCCAAGCAGCTTTGTCCACAGGCGAATCTTCTACTTGCGTCCAGTCTGATTCTGCCAGCCTGCGGCTACGCTCTGAACGTATAGAAGCAGCCTGCTGCTCATCCAAAGCGGCCTTGGCTTCATCGCCCATGTCGGCTACGGCAAACTTGGTGTACCACTTGCCATCTACCTGCTCTACGCCATCACGGTAAGCAACTTGGTAGCGAGTCGGCTGCGCTTGTGGCCCGTTAAAAACAGGATCAGCACCAAACGCATCTAAGATTTCCTCGACCAATACTTGAGGAAAACCGGTGTTTGGGTGCATTGCGCGGAACTCACTACTTGTTACTACCGCGCCAGTCTCTCGTATTCTGATTTCCATGATTACCTCAAGCTATTGCTAAGAAAATGTATGTACCACCGTTAGCATTCAATCCTGCTGGTGCCGCTGCTGTGACTTGGAACCCAACAGATGTTGTGTCTACATAGTTGGTATTTGTTACTTGAGCGACTGCGGTATTAAAGAAAAAGTATGGATCATTACTGCTTGTAATTCCCCGTGCGCTGTCGTATACCCACCAATCACCCGTTGAATCAGTACGCTTAATAAAAACAAATCTAGCGCCAGACGCGAAGCCGCAGTTGATGGTTTGCAATGCGCCAGTTCCTGTATAGCTTCCTACTTTTGATACGCCGGGACAAGAAGCAAATAGATAAGCGACATAAGTTCCACCACTTCCATTTACTGCCGTGCTTGTCCCCACTGTAAATACTGAACTTGTTGGCGATGTGTTGTTCCATGAGCCTGATGATGTTGTAGGAACAGCATCATTATTTAATACCAGAAATCCTGTGTTGCCTGTAGTCGGCGTATAAACAGTCCAAGATGCGGCAGTGTCTCGGCGTTTAACAATCATCATCTCAGGAACAACAGTCAAATTATGACTAACTGTCCTGTTTGCCCCCGTACCCGTATAGCACACCACATCAAAGAAACCGGGAGCGCGGTCAAGCAAATAGAAAGCCATAGCGCTACTTGATATTCCCTGACTCGCAAATTGACTGGAGTTGAATTCTAATGCGGTTGATAAATTCTGTTCTTGAGTAGCAGCAGAAGAAACTATATACGCACCATTACCACGCAAACGATCAAAAAAAGCTGAGTTCCAATCAAAATTTTGCGATCCGGTTAGTCTGGATATTACGGTGTCTGGAGCAGACAAAGAAGTTAATGAACCAGTTGCCGTAGTCGTTTGCACACCAAAAACACTCGTACCACTCGTCGGTGTTTTCATCGGGCCGCGACGGATGGCGATGTAGATGTAGGTTCCTGCGGACACAGAAAACTGACCAGCAGGCCAAGTAAATCCAGTTGCTGTTTTTTGAATAGTAAAGTCGGCTTCAGCGTTAGAAAGATTAGGGCGCAATACTCTCGACGTAACACTATTGTTTCCAGCCAAGAATCCGCGCATGTCATCTAGCAGATTCCATTGTCCAGTGGTATTGCTCTGCTTAACCAAAACCCATTGTGGCTCATAACCAAGCGATACAGCGACATCAGCCGCACTCGACTGCGTAAACGACCCACAGCTAATCACATTGTCCGCACCAGTAGCACCAAAACCACCTGCGTCGTGGGCGAATAGGTAAGCTACGTAAGTGCCACCATTGGCATTGACCCATGCATCAGTGCCCACCTGAAAATAAGTGTTAGTTGGGGCGGCGTTATAAACGGTTGTGTCGTTAAATGATTGGTTTGTGCTGTTTAATGTTATGTAACTTGTTGTCGTAGACAAAGAGCGATGCCAGCAAGCCCAATCGCTAGTTGTGTCTGTGCGTTTAATAATGATAAACCCCGGCGTAGAACCAAGATTGTGAGAAATCTGCCTACCGGAAACACCATTCCCCGTATAAGTCACCACATCAAAGAACTTAGCTTGCTCGCGGAATGTCCATGAAACGTAGGTGTTGCCGTTGGTATTAGTTCTAACCCCACCACCAGATGCGGTCAGGCCAAAACCATTGGAATTTGCGGATGTAACTCCACCGCCAGATTGTTGCGAAAGTGTCGACTCACTAACAAGATAATTCGTTATGCCAGTTGCAGTGTCAGAAAGATGATGCCCAGTTGCGTTGCTACGACTTTTAATCCACACCAGCCCACCCTTGCCAGCCAGATCAATCCCGTTCGTGATCGTCTGTGTAGAGCCGTTACCCGTATAGAGATACGTACTGAACACTTCCTCTATGTAGTTCGCAGCACTAACAGCAGCAGATTTTCCAGCAGCAGTAAACATATTAGCCCTTACGGTGTGTAATTCTGGCCCACAGTGGTGCCGTACCAGTTAGTGCCGTCACTGTAGAACGAATAGATGTCCATGCGGCTTGCCGTAGTAGTTACAGTGGGAGCCGTTCCGCTAGGCCATTTCACTGTTGACCATGTCACCGTATAACTGCCTGCACCTGAACGCAGCAACAAGAGGAATGACTTACCAGCAGTGGCTGTCGGCATCGTAATCGTTGCAGAGCCAGTCAACGTGATGTCTTGCATCGTGCCGTTGGCGAGGTTCAGCGTGATTGCGGTACTAGAGTTCGCTGTAAAGCGCGTCTCTGTGTAGTTCGTAACCGTCGGGTTGGTTAGCGTGGAACCAGAAGGCAGCGGCACTGCGCTGGCAAACGTCACACCAGAATTAGTTACCGTAAGCTGAGTAACCCCAGCGCCCTGCAAGGCAAGCTGACCAGAAGCATCCGCTGTGACTACCGCGCCGCCAACTACTGTGTCTGCATTAATATTGACAGCCATGATTTACTCCAGTGCTTGAATTTGTGCTTGAAGGGCTTGTAGCTGGGCAAGCAGTTGTTCTTTTGTTGGTGCGGGTGTTGACTGAACTTGCTGTGCGGCTGCTTCCATAGCGTCCCATTGCGCCTCTTCTTCAGAGGTGAAAGGAATGTGGCCCTCGGGAGTTTGTTTGTAACGTGCCATATTAACCTCTTACGATTTTTGAATGCCGTAAAGACGAAAGGTGCCGGAAGTAAACGTCCCAGTATTTGGGTAAAACCGCAAACCTGTAATTGCAGCGGCTGTGCCTTGAGTTCCGCCACCCCACCCAATCGTATTGTCTGTTCCTGTTGCGGATGCCCCGATTGCTGAAGAGTTGACGTAAAACCCTTGGGCGTGTGCCGTAGTTGAGTTTGCATTAAGCATATACAGCGTGCCGAAACGTCTGTTTGTAGAAAGCGCCGTAAACGTCAAACGTATTTGGGTATCTCCAATGCCTCCGGTAGCGCCAGTGGTACCGTTAAACACTGAATAAGTGTAGTATTGAGAGTAATCGGTTGTTTGAAAAGCCGCCGATTTATATACGTTTAAAAACAAGCTCGCATTTGCGCTAAATGCTACATTCTCAAACAAAATTAAGTAGTCATCATATGTAGAACTGATGCCGCTTGTGATGTCCACAGTTGAAGGAGTGCCAGAAACCGTGGTAACAGAGATAAACGTCATCGCACTAGCGGCTGGAGCCGCCACCCAACTCGGCGCACTTGCCCCATTGCTCTGCAATATCTGCCCGCTCGTTCCTGCCGCAGTAGATACGTAGTTTGTGCCGTCACCATAGACGACACCTCCAGCGGTGGGTGTGTTATTTCCTACTATGGTTACCGGCATGATTTACTCCATTAAAGTTCAAAACATTAGTTTTATATTACTACCACGACCATATAAATACAGCACCATCACCACCAGCCCCACCAACTCCAAAGCCGGTTGATCCAGCTGCCCCACCGCCACCGCCGCAACCGATTCCACCTTTACCGCCTGTAAGTCCGGGGCCGCTTGTAGAACTTGATGCAGCACCAGAGCCGCCAGCACCCAACATGATTGGCTGGGTAATAAAAAATCCGTCTCTACCGTTAAGCCCTCCGGGTACAGCAACAGAACCCGGCAATACTGGATAGCCGTAAGCCGGAGTAACCGATCCTGATCCAACAGCAGTTCTCCCGCCACCAGCGCCACCGGTCAGAAATATTGTGGCGCTTGCCGTTACAGATGTGCCTGCATTACCGCCAGCCTGACCCCCTACCGATTTATAAATTCCAGCGGCGCCAAAAGGAGTGTTTGCATCTGCTGTGCCAGCTGCGCCACCCGCTGTTCCAAACCCAGTACCTTGCCCCGGATTACCTCCGGTAGCAGTTAATAATGTGTATCCAGTGCCATTTTTAGCCTGATAAATAACGGTTGTATTTCCTCCAGCGGAACCATTTGCACCAGAAGTTGCGCCACCAGCGCCACTAAGACCTACCGATATTCGCAGCACATCAGGAATGAAAATAGCTGGCCCAATCCATTGGGTAACATTGCCAGAAGCCCCACCCCCAGTAGCAGCGCCAGTAGTATTCGCCGAACCCCCGCCACCGCCAGCGCCGATCAATAGTATTCTGACCATCGACGCACCGCGAGGCTTCACCCAGTCGCGTACAGTGCCGCCACCGTAAAATTCTTGGTAGTTAGCTGTTTGTGGAGAAGCAAAATTGAATACGTCTAGCATCGCGTCACCATGTAATTATTACTGCAAGGCCGGGGCCACCAGTAGCTCCCGGAGGAACAGCCGTAGCATCAGAACCACAACCTATGCCGCCCTTACTCCCGCTGCCATTAGCCCCACCAACACCGACAATAATTGGTTGCATTTGAAAAAATCCTGACCCCGGTCCGCGTGAATAACCATAGTTTGCTGTAATCGTTCCAACGCCACCGGAACCATTGCCGCCGGACAAAAAAGTTGTAGCTGAAGCGGTCTGATCAACAGTAGAACCAGATTGACCTGCAATTGATTGAAAAAACCCCATGCAAGAAAAATAATTAGAAGTAGAAGCTATTCCTCCAGTTGTTGTACTAGCAGCATTTGCCGTTAACAATGTGTATCCGGTTCCATCTTTTTGCTGATAAACAACTGTTGTATTTACGGAATCACCGGTTGAAACATTAACCCGCAAAACATCAGGAATTAAAAAAGCTGGAACCATACAATTAGTTACTGCGCCAGACCCTCCTCCGGTTGTGCTGCCATTTCCGTTTCCACCGCCACCAATTAACGTAAACCAGACAAACGAAGCACCTTGGGGCTTAACCCAATCTTGCGTTCTGTACAGCATTTGAACATTTGCGCCCTGCGGCGTTGGGTAATTTATTGGGTAGCTCATATCACCAACTCGCTATAAGTGCAAAACCATCGCCACCAGTTCCGCTTACATTTGAACCACCACAACCAATACCCGGACGATTGATTGTATTGCTGTAGCTGCCAATTCCTACAATAATCGGCTGTAATTGAAAGTAGCCAGTCAAATTTGTTGTATATCCATAATTTGCAGTTGAAAAACCTGAAGCACCGGGCGACCCGCCTGAAAGAAAAGTGGTGGTTGATGGAGTAATTGCCGCAGACATACCGGCTTGACCAACGACCGATTGATAAAAACCCATCGCCTCAAAAGCACTAGTTGCAGAAGAAGCTGTACCCCCATTAATGCCACTTGCTGAGTTTGCTCTTAATAGTTCAGTAAATGCAGACGTTGAAAACCTTCCATATATACCCGTTCTATCACCATTACCACCACGATCGACTTTTACAAATAAGATGTCGGGCAAATTTTGCGCAGCGCCGTACCAAACACTTACAGCACCAGAACCACCACCTGATCCAGCACCATCACCATTACCGCCCGCACCAATTAACATGATGTACACATGACTTACGCCCGTAGGCTTATTCCAAGACAGTTTCGGTTGCAATGCTGTTGTAAATGGCGCATAAAACATCTGCACATCAGCATTAGCCGTGCGAAATTGATTCTGATGTTGCCGAACAAACATATTTACTCCGTATACCAGCTAGGAACGGCAGCGTTATCGTTTACGCAGGTGTACTCCACATTCTCCTCACCCAAAGGCGTACCGTCAGCACGATAAACGCCTATGTACGATCCTGATGAATCCAAATGTGCATACCCATCAGAACCGTCTGAGAATTGAAGCAGAAACCAGCTATCAGTATCGCGCCACATATTAGTAATCTCCGGCAATTGTCACGACCGAGTAACCAGTACCAGCAGCACCAGTCGATGTACCAAACGTCACATACAGAAGATAGTTAGGATCAAGCGCAAAGTTCAGCGGCAATTCAAACACCGACGAGGCAGCAGTCTGAGATACCGTCACCGCAGGTAGTGTGATTTCATCGTACAACCAAGTGTTTGTTGCGTTAGTAGTTGTGCTAGTAGAAATAAATACTCGGCAGACTGTCGCGGCAGGAGAACCTACTGGACGAAAACGAATCTTCTGTACATAGGAACCGTTAGACCCCGCCGTGAACGCCTTGTATAGCGTTCCAGAGCCATCCTGTGCCGTGTTAGCGGTTGGGCCTACGATAAGACCAGAATTGTTAGTTGCAACCGAATCAGTGGCTCCAACTATCGAATAAATAGGGCTAGTATTTGCTGGCATGATTTACTCCTTATGGAAGAATGCAGTTAATAGAAACGGCGCGAACAAGACCAATTGATGTACCCGACGCAGCAGGCGCAGCAGATGTCCAAGCCGTACCATTCGATGTCAGAATATTTCCCAAAGCGCCGGGACTAGTTAGGCCGGTACCACCAGAGCCAGCCGGAAGCGCTTGAGCTAATGTAACGACTTGGTTTGTACCAATCGTGACCGCTGTGGTCGTTCCGTTGGTCTGTAATATCAACTGACCCGTTGTATCGCCACTATTAACTAGCGCGGTGCCAGAGGTCGTGCCTGCTGAAATCGTACTCATTGCTGCTCCTTAGATAACAACCCAACGCTGCCCAGAACTAACAGTCACGCTCTGCCCACTGGCTACTGTAATAGGCCCGACTGACATTGCGTTTGTACCGGTAGCGATGGTGTAACTAGCCGATACCGTAGTGCTATTGACTACCAATCCATTGCTTGCAACTAGTTCTGATGCTTGTAATTCACCAGTGCTTGGCTTGTATAACAGCTTGGCATTGCTGGTAAAAATTGTAGTTGGAGCACCCGTGGTCGCATTTGAAAACAACGGGAAAAGATTGCTGGTGGTGCTGGTATCGTTACTAATGGAAGCACCACTAGGTGGTGCAGCGGCCCATGTTGCTGTCGTCCCATTACTTTGCAGAATGGTACCGTTTGAACCAATACCTAATCTGGTAGCGCTGTTTGTACCGTTACCGACAATCAAGTCACCAGTTGTAGTAATTGGAGATAACGCATTAAATGCTGCCGATGCGGTTGTTTGCCCAGTACCACCATTAGCCACCGCAAGAGTTCCTGCAACAGTAACCGCGCCAGAGGTAGCTGTATTTGGGGTTAGTCCGGTTGTACCAAAACTAATTGTTGCTACACCATCAGTAGCAGTAGAAGCAATCGTCACAAAGTCAGAGCCGTTCCAAGCTACTACTGCTCTATCTCCGGCAGCGATTGTCGTACCAGTCGTAGCGGAACCTTTTACGACTACCGCCGCATTAGACTGATTAATTACGACATATGCTTTAGATTGGCTTGGAGCAACAATGTTACGACTGACCCCCGGTGTACCGGTTGGGATAAGAATCGCGCAACGTGCTTCATTAGCTGCACCAGAACCTGTTGTGGAAAGCGTCCAGTTGCCTGAAGTAACTGATGCGGTAGCAGTAGCGGCAATTGAGTCTTCTACTAGTTCCGTAATATTGTCGTTAACAACGGTACCCCAAGTGCCTTGTAGTTCCCCAGTAACTGGGAGGGCAAAACCCAGTAACGATGTATACGATGTAGGCATGATTTATCCTCTTTATGCTACTAATTCTTCCTGCTCAGTATTAACTGCGTTCCAATTAGCGTTCTGGTTATTGGTAACGAGGCCCCACGTTACATTTTGGTAGTCATTAATTATGTTCCACCCTTTAAATGTAATCGTACCAACCGCACCTGTACCTTGCACACCTGTTACTAGCTTGCTGTCGTCAACTTCAATTGCAACTGTCCCGACAGTACCTGTTCCTTGTACGCCTGTTGGGGTAATTATTTCTCCAACAATCGCACTTACTGTCCCTACTGCCCCGGCACCGGCTACGCCAGTCGGATATACAACCCAATCATACGCTGGGATTACGGTCCCAATCGCCCCGGTACCTTGTACTCCAGACGCAGTTACATTGCTACTAATCTGGAATGCTACGTCCCCAATACTGCCTATTCCCGCTACACCGGTCAGTAGGACTGTGTCGTTTACAGCGACGCTTACTGTTCCAACATCTCCGGTACCCTGAACTCCCGTAACCGTATATACGACACCAATCGTAAAAGTTACTGTTCCTACAGCCCCGATACCAACTAAATTGTCTGTGTCTGGTACAACAATATCGTCAACTTGTACTATGAAGCCGCCAACTTCAGCGACCCCTTGTACCCCAGTAACTGTGATGTTGCTATTAATTAGTACTGCTGGGGTACCTACTGCTCCAGTACCAGATACTCCATCAACGGCATACGCTGGGGATACCCCACTCCACGCGTTGTATCCCCAAGCGCCATCACCCCAACCCTGATTCCAAGTTGTGGATGCCACATTATTTCCTTATTAGGCGATTCTAATGATGGCGGTTGCCGCTGCCGCTGCTGGAAACTGAATCTGAAAATCTCCAGAGGACACTTGCTGGTCACCGCCAAAACTTAACACCGCACAAGCAGGATTTCCCGAGGCGGTATCGTTGTAAATAATCCCACCACAAGTTGTGAAAGTTGCCGTAGTCCAAGTGGTGTTATCAAAGTCACACACAGCGGTAGTACCATCCGCAACAGGGGTCACAGATGTCAGCGTATTACCACCAGTCGTGTAGCCGCTACCGTTTGGTAGTTCGTCACTATTAGATGTCAAATTATCGTAGCTAGTGGTGGCTGCGCCATAAGTGCCTGATCCAGCAGCAGTGGCTTTCATCAAAGCCAGCTTAAAGGTGTTACCGGTAGAGGCAGTAAAGTTGTGAACCGCACGGAGAATCTCTACTTTGAAAGAAGTAGGCATTGCGGTAGTTACTGAAATAGGCATTTTATTTCTCCAGAAGTTTAATTAAGTCCGGGTGTCCCGCATCACGGAGACGGTTAGCAATCGTGGTGTGATTTGATCTGACACACTGAGTACCATAATTAAGCAACACCCCACGAATACTTTTCCTAAAAGCTTCAGCTTGCTGCCGTAAAACAGGGTCTGCCGAAGCGCTTATGAAAATGATTCGATCCAACGTATTGTCAACTAACTCCTCTGGTGTGAACCCACGACCAGATACCGTAGTTGCTCTAATATCTCCCAATAGTGCGCCGCCATTTGCTGATAGCATTAGTTCATCCTTATGATTGCACTGTTTGCTGCGTTTGCCGGAAACTCCACCGTAAACGTCTGATTAACTACTATTTTGTCGTTACCAAAATCTAATACTGCTACCGACCGGTTGGCCTTACTTGCGTTATAAATCAAAGCACCCCGGCAAGTAAACGAGGCGTTAGCCCAGCTTGTGTTGTTAAAACTCACGTACACCGTGGTGCCAGTAGCCTGTACCGTCGCACCTGTTAACGTGTTGCCACCAGCCACGTATCCAGTTCCTGTAATCTCGTTGGTGGTTGTGTACGCAGTTGTGTTGGCATCCAGATCAGCGAACGCCGTATAAAGCGCGATTTTTATCGTATCCGTAAGAAGGTCATGAATCCCTTCGTACAGTTCAGCTTTAAACGACGTAGTTTGAGTTTGGACAATCATTTAACTGGGTACCTAACTTGACCATTACGATAAGCATCCTGACGGTTCTTGCCATCGCCAAGCTGTTTAGCCAGTGCTAATGCTTCGTCATACCGTTGCTGATACTTCGCCATCAAATCTGGTTCACCCTTCATAAACACATAGGCTTCGAGTAACGAGCCATACAGAAGAACTGAATCAAAATTGTCTCCAAGCCACGACGTACCAGACGGATTGTTGATCGTGTCGGACATCGAAATTGGATAATAAAAATAGTGCAGCTCTACTGTGTAATTCGCGTTGGGTGTTGGGCCCAAAATAAACGACAACTCGTTGGTCGGCGTTACCGGTGGCACAGTCGTTGTTGTAGGCCCAAAAATAGCGTAGTACTGAGGGATGCCAGTCGCAGTTGTGCTGTTGGGGTACGACTCACGGATAAAGTTCACATCCTTATCCAAAAGGTAATAGTAGTTACCCGAACCATCAACCACAGCCAAAGAGAACACAGACAAGAAATCACTCGGGGCGGATAAGTACTTATTGCCCGACGTTAACGCTCCCGTGGAGTTCTTGCGTAGTGCTGGGAACTGTATCGAGTTGTAGATACGCTGTTCGGCGTTTTGCACGAACGTGGCGAGTGCGGTCGCCGTGAACGTATTCTCGGTATAGTCCTCAATCGCTGCGGTTAACTGCGCGTAGTTCATCAGCCCATCTTCCCGCTAATCTTGCGACCCTTAGTTGCTGCGCCGTAACCACGCATCTCGCCAACACCGTACGGATTGACTGGGGCGTAGTTGCCTTTGCTGATACCACCAGTAGACATGTTCATCTCAGTCATAACTGCCGCACCGGTTTTGTAGCCTGAATACGTAGCCACGTTGGTGTCTTTACCGGTCATCGTATGAGGGGCAGCGTATACATCACCCGACCCCACCTCTTTACCTTTAACCTTCATACTGTATTTAGCCATGATCAAAGCCCCGTAGCACGAACTTTGCGAACAGACGCCTTCTGGTTGGCAACCTTAGCCAGACCACGCCCGAGACGCTTCATTTCCTCGTTAGTCTTACCACCGGCTCGCATCTTCTTGGCAGCATGCATACGCTGCTCGTGCTTCTTGACCTCACCGACAGCCACCTTCTTCATCTGAGACGCCTTCATATTAACTCCTAAGAAATTGAGATTGTTGCATTACCCACCGCAGTATTAGCCACAAGATCGTTTGGCGTTAGTCCTGCATCGTCACTTCTGGCCCCACCCACGGGTGCCCAACCCCACTGAAACACACGGCTACCACCTTCAGGAAACCCAAACCCAAGTGGTGCTGTACTGTTAACCGTAAGCTCCTGCAAGCCACTAGTGCCTGATACCCGATAACTAACATCTGGGCGTGGCTCCCTAACAGCTTGTGGATCGTTCACCGGATACATACCTAACTGCAACTGTGGGTGATCCGGGTCCCAACACGTGGGGCAAACCTTAATCTTGTACGGGCGGGTCTTAACCGTCTGGATACGTAGTTGCTTGAGCATATACCGCTGAGCGCAGCGGTCACACTCTGCAATCGCGAACTTACCAGAGGCAAACCGGTTTGGCATGACTTACCCGTAATAAAACATGTTTCTCGGCACAAGCCGCAGCGGGGATGTATCTCTATCTTCCGCAGACGCCAAGTCCCACTGTTCTTCGTACGCTGCTTTAAGCATCGCCACACGGCTTGGATCAACCTCCGGCAGCTTCATGCTCAAGTAAAACGCTAGTCCCGCCACCATACATGGCAACAAGCGGAACGGAATATCCTGAACCACAGTACCGTTAAGCCCACCGTCTTGAATCCTACGCATCCTCCAATACACGAATGTGTACTGATCTCCCGGCGCGTTAGGCGTAGGCCACACGTTGATGCAAGGCAAGTTCTGCACCGTCACGTAGTTGGCTGGGGATGAGTTGTGGGACGCTGCGGTTGTGTTGTTCTGCCCTCGGGCACAGTTCACCAGCGAGTTACCGCTGATGTTTGGATAGCTAATAGTCTCGTTGTCTAGCTTGATGAACCCTGCTGCTGGCAGTCCTACCGTGGTACTGAGTGGTATGGTTGTAGCTACAGAGTCGATGTTCTGAGCCAGCGTAACGGCTGTTGTGTACTCGGCACCCGTCTGGCGGTTAAACCACACCTGAATCGGGCGACCTTGCGCCAGTTTGTTAGGTATCGACGAATAGGTCGGCTCGGCAATCCGGCTGATGTTGATATCAATCTGCTCTAGCGTTGTAGGCTGTGTGCGGATCACATGATCCAGCAGGTCAATCGTATCGCTTGGAATTGGATAAATGGCCTGACCAGTTGTCATCGGGAACGACCCCTGCTCGACCGTCCAGAGGTTAATACCCCGGTTAGCCCACTCGATGGACATCAGGTTTAGCGACCGCCTTGCAGTACGCCAGTTGTATCCAGTACGTAACTCGGCACCGCATCGCTCAAACGCCTCTTCGATGAGGTTATTGAGGTCAAGGTTAAACTCGGCTGTACCGGAAGTAGGCATTGTTATTTCACTTTCCTATATGGCGCGACCTTCTGCGCTATGCGTTTTGGCTGCGCGACGAACTGTTTGCCAGACTTCTTCCCCGCCCGTTTCGCCCTCGTGGTTGCGGCATACTCGGCGGGGCTTAATGCTTTTATAGCGCTTTCTGGTAGGTACCGCTCCCCCGTCTTTGACGACGGTTTTCCACTTTTGGTGCGCCATTTCTGCTCACCCCACGCTTTTAAACTTTGCTGCGGTGCTTTCACTTCTTGCCCATTTTCTTCAGAGTTTGGGCAAGTCTTGCTCTTTGGCCCAATTTCCCTGGTTTTTGGGCAGCAGAGGCTAGCTTCTTAGGGGAAATCGGCTTGCCTTCTTTTGCGCCAAGCTGAGCGCGTAGTGCGCCGGGTTTCTTGATCGCTTCCTGAATAAACTTTTTTGTGGAGCCGCCCTTCTTCATACCATCGACGCCACGGCCTTTTAGTACATCTGCTTGAGTGACCTTACCGTCGCCGGTCAGGTCAGGAAACTTACTAGCCATCACACGATCCTTCCCTTGGTCTTACCACGCTTAGCGATACCATCTGCGCGGGATGATGCGGACTTTACCGCCCCGCCTTTTTTCATACCGTACTGTTTTTGGTTCTCCATCGCGGCTTTATAGCTATCTGATCTTTTATGCGCTTGCTTCATGAGGTCCAAAGCTTTAACGTCCCCTTTTCCAAGACGTTTTGCAAGTGTTTCAGAATCTGGGTCTGAAGGCTGTTTAAACTTCTCGTAGTCGGACTTCATTCCTTCTTTGTCTCTACTAAACGCGAATTCAGCACCTTTAGCACCGCTGGCGCGTTTTTTACCAGAATAAACATCCTCGTCGTAATCGGCCCACTTGTAACCTTCAAATGGGTCTTTTTTATCTTTATCAGCCACGATATCCTCCTCCTGCTGCTTTGTACTTTTTAGCCACTAGCTGTGCTTTGCGGGCTGACCATTGCCCTGCCTTAGTGCCATGAGTGGCAGCGGCTTTTACTTGCGCCACGATCCGCTTGCGCAGTTCTGGCTTGGTGTAATTACCAGCAGCGTTCACCTTGCCGCCTTCTTTGTACTGCGTGAAGTCGGTGTTGTCCCGGCGAGACTTCTTCTTCGCCTTTGGCATTTTAGAAGGACTAATAGCACCCATTCCACGTGAAGCCATCATACAATTTTGCCTCTCGTCTTACCGCGTTGAGCAATACCATCTGCACGAGAAGAAGCGCTACCACCTTTCGCCATCTTCTTTACAGGCGTTGGAGGTTTGGTAGGCGTAGGTTGAGTCTCTTTCTTAACAAACTCATCCTTCTTCAGATTCTCGTACTCCAAGCGCAAATTACGCTCGGCAGACTTTGGATCAGTGCCTTCGTTGGTAGCCATGTCAGCACTTCCCGCCGTATTTCATCTTAGCCATACCGCCTTTTTTCATGCCGGTGGAGCCTGCCATCTTGACCATCGTGCCCTTGGTCTTGCCTTTAACAGCAACACCATCACGGCTAGGAGCAGCAGTTTTCACAGCGCCCATTTTGCTTGGCATCACACCGCCGCCTGCGTAACCACCTTTAGACATCTTCTTCATACCAGCCTCCGCCATTTCGTGTTTGACCATAGACTTAGGAGCGCCCTTCTTCTTCATGAACGACACTTCCTTCTTCATCATTGCTTTTGACTCTTTCATCTCGCCTCCTCCGGCTTTGGTGAATTCGCGACCTACGCTCATTGGCACGCCTACCTTCTTGGCAAAAGACGGACTGTGAGCGACAGCCCGCATGAATTTCTCTTGTTTGGCAGATTTAGCTGGCATATCAAACCTTGGGGAACCAACCCTTACCAACAACAAGACCGGCAACAAAAATACCGATCCAGATCAGCACTTTTTCAACCACGGTCTTACCAATCTTTTTATAAAACTCTGAAGACAATTCCTCAAGCGCAAGCTTTGCCGCTTCTTTGGCAATCTGTCTTTCGCGTTCGGTTAGTTGTATATCGCCCATTTCAGCACTTCCAAGCTCTCAAAGATTTGTTAATACGGCTATTCGGATCGTTCGCGGTCTTGGCGCTTGTCAGCTTTTTCTTCATGCCTGACATACGAGCGCAGAACGATTTTTTCCGTGCGCCGCCTTCCGGCTGGGGAGGTTTCAAGTTCATGCCTTGCGCTTTCGCGGAGGCTCTCCCTTTGGCGTTCAAGCCGCCTTTGGGATTCTTTCCCTCTTTCCTCTGCCATGCCGGAGACTTAGCCATAGAACACCGTTGACGTTACGTTAGACACCAAGCCCACGTAGATACCATTAGGAGCCAGAATACCTTCGCCCGGAATGACTACGTTAAACGCTGTGGGGTTGTAGGTATCGACTTCCATTAAAACGTCTGCATACATCTCGACGTTTCCGCTGGTAGTTAGCGAAGCAGTTGTGACTGTAAACGTGTTGGTACCAGTAACCGTGACGGCATACACGTTGTCTACAGCAGTGCCGCTAGTAAAGTTTAACCAAACACGATCCCCGTTTGACAGGCCATGATTGGCGATTGTCACAGTACAGGTAGTACTGGTTGGGATGCTGTAAGTTCCTGTTTGGGCTACATTATTCGCAAACACCGTGTTCCTGCCGGTAGCGCTTGTATTCGCAGAAACTACCGCGCCTTTCAAACGGACGCGATAGCCTACGGCAACTCCAGAAGACGTGACATGCGTTGACTTTACGTCATATTGCATTCCCATATTAGTTTCCTAATTAAGTCGTGGAGAATGGCGTAGCAACAACACCTGATCCATTTACCGTACCGCAAACCATATAAGCGTTAGCCGCGACCGCAACAATTTGAATCCATGTACCAGCAACACCGCCAGTAGTACCGCCATTCAGGTTGATAAAATCAAATGTGTCTGCTGCAAGCGCGTTATAGGCAACTAAAGCGTCGCTAGAATCAGTATCAACCCCCATCAGCGTTCCAATGAAAAAATCATTAGAGCCAGAAGTTGTACCGATTTTTAGGGTGGAGGTAGTGATGGTTGTAGGCACCCAAATGGTGTAAACAACACCTTCATTGTTTGCCGTATTGGGGTCCTGTCCCGGACCAGATGTAATTGGATTTGTACTGACGTTAATTGTAGGAAGCGTCAGAGTTGTAGTTGCGGCAAGAGCGCCACCAACGGTAATAATGCGGCCACCGTGGTCTACTGGGTTAAGCGTTGTAGAAGAAGTAATATTAACAACAGCGGCTGGGCCTTGTTGGTAAATGCCGCCAAGAGAACGAACTGGTCCTTGAAATGTAGTGCGTGCCATGACGATCCTTTCGTGTAGTAGCACATAACCTTATCGTCTCTACTAAGTCTGCTGGGTCAGTCGATAAGGCTGGAATATCCCAGACCTACCGGCGTTTTACTCTTGATTTTGGGAGGTGTCAAGGTATTCGAAAGCCCAGCCTTTATACGGCCCCCGCTTTAGCGGTAGCCCAGATTTCAACGCACGGTTAATGGTGGGTGGCTTCATCCCCGAAGCTTCCCGTAACGCTTGAATACTGTCGTACTGCAACGTCTTTTTATCTGGGCTTGTAGCTACAACACGCCTACTTACTTTAGCACCGTGGTCAGGGCGTTTCTTGCCAAACCAATAACTACCTTCGCCAGACAATGTAGCTGAGATTTTGGCTCTTGTAGAAGCAGATACATAATGCCCTCGCATAGATTTACGTCGTTTTACCTTCTCTTCTTCGGTCTGAATTCTGGCTTTTGAGGCTATTGCAATTTTTGTTTTGGCTTCCTCCGTATGAGTAAACTTCTTACCCCACATGGGGTTTTTCTCCCCGGACCAGCCTGTAGTTGGAGCGGTAGCATCTGTTGCTAAGTTATAACAATGGTTTTTACCAACATGTTCTTTAAGCCAGACATTCTCAGCGGCGAGAATATCCACCTCATCAGATAGCTCTTCAACAATAACAAAAGTAAAAGCCTGTCCCCCATATTTCGCCCATGCAGCTTGTAAATGCTTATTGGCATGGGTGCCACGTCTAAGCATCCACCAGTGAACACGTTTACGTCGAGTAAAGTCTTCTGCGCTGCCCACATAAAACTTGTTGTTGACTACGTTAATAATCTTGTAAATGCCTCGCGCCATATAGCCTCCTTGATTAGATACGGGTAACGAGAGGTAGAATACACTAAATTAACGAATAACACAATAGAAAATAAAAGAGGGGGCCAAAGCCCCCTCAAAACCCGCATAAATGCTAGGTTTAGCCTTGCGAACCGAACATGCCCAACGGATCCGACCAGCCAAAGCTGTAACGCTCACGGCTCTTGTAACGTACGTTCCCTGTATCGAAGTCTCCGTCCATTGAGTTCTGGAGCGGGACACGGATAAAGTGCTTCATACCGTTTGGTACGTCAGTCGTCAGGAACCACGCATTAGTGTCAGTCAAGAAGTGGTTGATCGTGTAGCCTTCTGGGATCGAACCGTTGTTCTTGAGCGCGTTAATGTCGTTGTCTGCGGTACCGACACGGAGTTCGGTTTCCAACAGACGGGTCGCAACGAACTGGAGTGCCGGAGGCACAATCAGTTTCTTCGGCTTAGCGGCAATCAGCAGACCACGTTCGTCCGTCCAAGCAGCGATTTGAATCACTGCGTTCTCAAGCGAAGTTTCGTTGAGGTCGGTTGGAGTAGTAGGGATGTTGCTGTTGGTGCCACCAGACACCAGCGGGTGGTCGTTTGCAAACAGTGCCTTGCCATCACCGCCCGGATAGGACGACGAGAAGCCGTTGTTCAGCACTGCCGCAGCTTTTACCTGCTTGGTGTAAGCCATAGCACGAGCCAGCGCCTTGGTATAACGAGCCGACAGGCTGTCATACAGGTTATCTTCGATGGCCTCTTCGGTCAGCGAGAAACCCAGAGCGATGGTTTCGTGGTTGTATCGAGCGGTCCATGCTTCCTGCGCATTGTCATACGCAATTGCAGAACCTTCGTTTTTCACCGGAGCTGCCGAGAAGCCGGACAGCTTGGTTTCTTCTTCGAATGAACGCTCGGAAGTCTCGGTTTCGTAGATTTCCTTGTGTTCTTCACCATAACGAGCGTACTCCAGACCAAACAACGCGTTTAGGCCGGGGAGTAGCTCTTTCAGTAGTTGTGCGCGTGAAATAGCCATGTTTTACTCCTTAAGCACCGGTGGCGTTGTAGTACGAGTGGAAGCCAAAGTTGAATTTGACAATCAACTCGGGGTACACAATGTTCCCGCTGGAAACGTAGGATGTGTCCGGCACCAGATCAACGATACGCATAGCGTACGTTTGAGTCGGAGCACCAGAGTTCCAATAAACACCAATACGAGAATCACCGGAAACGGTATCACCTGTGTTCAGAATGAGTTGGACGTTATTGCCCAAAACAGTCTGTTGCAGTGGAGTGACGGTCAAGCCGGAGCCATCAATAGTGTCGCCAACAGAAACAACCTTGAACAATGCATCTGGATCGTCAAGGATGTACGCAAACGCATCGGTGACGCCCGAAGCAAAACCGGGCCAGTACTGGCTGTAGGTCGGTTGTTTAGTTACAGGATTGGTGTAGCGGCAACCTAAAAATACGCCAACAACACCCGGAACGGCAGAAGTATCGGTATCGAGCGTCGATTTAATGATCGTACCGCTGGAAGTGATTTGAACAACATCGCCGTTGTATAGCGGAGTGTTGTAGTTCACACTAGCAGTAGTGATCGCCAATTGACGGTTCGCACCAGCAAACACCTGCCCGCCGATCAAATTGATCGGCTGCAAGCCATAGGGCTTGTCAATGGTAGGATAAGCCATGTAGAACTCCTAAAAATTTAGTTACCTTTACCAAAGCTATGCGAGGATTTTCTCTCTTTGAAGAGAGGCATCCTAGGATCGCTTTGACGCATTAAGTTATTGTCTACGGCTTCCGTCTGAGCTTGAGTTTGGTTCTGGTAATAACCGGAACGCTGTTCGACAAATTCTTCAGGAGCTTTACAGAGCAATAACCCGCCAATCTCAATGTTGTCTTTGAATCGACTACTGGGATCAACTAGCAGTGAAAATTTAGGTTGCTCTTCAATGCGGACCGGTTCCCAACCTTCACGAAGTTTGGTCGAAAGGTTACGGGGGTCAGCTTGACCAAGCATGGATACACGTATCCAGCGATAAGAATACCCAGCCTCTTTATCAGGCTCAGGGAGCAACTCCGGCGGCATCCACTGCTTGGGACGCTCGCTCATTGCTCGGGTTGCTAATTCGCGTTGTAATTTATTTTCAGCCATTTTGGGCCTCCAGTTTTCTGAGTTCAAGGGCGTATTGTTCCGGGGTCAATCCCAACTTCTTTGCAAGTGCAACTTGGCTCGACTTCAGCTTTATCTTGTTGGAAGCTGTACTACGAACCGCTGGGGCTACCACAGTGCTCGGTTTTGTACGAGCAGGCTCGGACCGCACCTTGTCCTCCGGCTCCTCAATATCGAAATATTCAGGGAACCGCTTGCGGATTGTTCTGTCCAACACCGCGTAATATTCGTCTGACCCAACTACCACTTCGCCCGACTTCTTGAGTTTTTCGTGAACTCCCAAAGCCGTTGCGGTCATCTCGTCATCCGCCCCATACCACGGGTTGCGCTTTTGCCACGCTTCCAGTTTAGGGTTTAGCGGACGAGGAGCAGGTTGTTGGACCTGATCTGGTTGCGTTTGTACCGCATAATTTTCTTCTTGTAAAGTAGGCATCTTGAAGCTCTGAGCTTGCAACATCTTGTAATTTGCAATCTGAAGAGCTTGTTGTGCTTCTACTAACTTATCTGAATCACCGCTATCGTAAGCTTCTTTGTACGCCCGCTTTGCCATCTCCATTTCAAGAGTGGCAGCATTGTTAAGAACGGCGGCGTACTCTTTCCCGCCGGTATCAAGAATGGTCTTGATCCGCTTATTCTCGTTCATTAGCTTTTGGGCTAATGCGATGGCTTCTTGTTGCTCTCTGAACGCCGCTTCTTTCTCGCGTCGCTCATCGTGATATACCTTCCTCATCTGCTTGAGTTTTTCCTTGACTGCATCGTCGTACGAGTCAAGTTCATCTCGCTCAAGCTCCTCTTTTAGATTCTGAGGTAGCGGCTGTCTGCCCCTGTCCTGCGGCGGGGTATCGTCTTCAACCTCGACCTCAAAGCCCTCCGGTTCTTCCTGTTGCTGCATAGAAACACTGAGTTCCTCCTTACCACCTTGAGGTTTCTCATCAGGAAACTGGAATTCGTCTTTCTCAAATTCAGGCATCTTGTCCTCCTGTTATTTACGGCGAATGCCGCGTGGGTCTTCAACTACTCCTTCTACGGAGTCGTCATTGATCAATCTAAATTCCCGCCCGTGAATGACCAGTCGGGTACCAGCGTTTGGACGCACCAAAACAAAATCTCCTTGTTTGCACCAAGGCCCCGTTGGGAACCTATTAGCATCTTTATAACAGTCAGGACCTAGATCAACTACAAAGAGAACAGTAGTCAGCAGTTCCTCGTAATGGAGGGTTGTGTCTGCTTTGACGATACCGCTGTCAAACTCCTTCTCTATTTCGGGTATTGCACACAAGATTCTGTATCCCGATGGCTTGGGAAGTTGTGTAGCCTTTTCCGCGTCTGTAGCGTTCATCCGGTACGCCCCAACAACCTGCGGGTTACTGGCGTCTGTAGCCAGCAAAATTGAATCAGTCATCCGAATCCTCCAAGTTTTTCTTAAGGTCTAATGTGTACCCCCTTGCAATGAGCAGACCCCGAATCTCACCGCAAATCGATTTGTACTCGTCAAAAGATGTAACCCGGCCTGCTGCCAAGTGGTCTTTGAGCTGCGAAACCTTTTCGTCCGCCTGTTGGACAAGTAGTTCTAAAGCATCCATTACTCACCTTTCGTTGGTTTAGGACGACCACGCTGCATAGCTTCTTGATGGCTTTGGGAAGACAACTGTTTAAGTACATCCACACCAAGCTTGACGGCATCCTTTTCACGGGTATCCCGCATTTCCGCAGCCATACGTAATGCTTCGCTCTTACGATTAGATTCCATCTTCTCCCGCTCAAGCAAGGTTTGAGCCGTGATGCGTGCGGCCTCAATCTGCTGTTGCTGTTCCTTGAGCTTGATGTCCGCTGCGTCTTTAGCTTGCTTGCGCTGTTGCTCAGCCTGCTTCAACTGCAACTCTTGCATCTGCATCTGGACTAGTGGGTCTTGTGCTTGCTGCTCTGCCTGCTGCTGAGCTACCTGCGCAGAGTTCTGCTGGAA